GAGAATTAAACGAGAATTACAAGACATTTACGAAAAATAATATATGTATCAAGCAATCGGTTACGATAAGAAAAATAATATAATGCACGTATGGGATGATGAATTAGGTCATCAAAAATTTCCATTTCAGCCATATGCATATTTACCAGATGCTCAAGGTGAGTGTCGATCATTAGATGGAGCCGTATTAACACGAGTTACAGGCAATCATAAAGATAACCGAAATGCATATGAATCAGATCTCAATGAAGAATTACGAACATTGATTGATTTATATTATGAATCTGATACTCCATCTAAGGGTCAACGAGATTTCTTTTTTGATATTGAGTCTGAACGTGATGAAAACGGATATTCTACTCCAGAAGAAGCTCGCTTAAGAATTACATCTATTGCATATTATGATAAAGCAGGACGAGATCGCAGAGTATTGTTACTCGATGAAGAAAACCGAATTAACACCCCAGCTTTCAAAACCGAAAATTATAAAGTAGAAATATTTCGCACTGAAGCAGATATGTTGACACGATTTATCAATATTTTTGCTGCAGTACAACCTACAGTTATCACAGGATGGAATACAGACAATTATGATATTCCATATTTAGTAAATCGCATCAAACGAGTATTAGGTGCACAAGCAGTTAAAAAATTATCTCCTGCAGGCATCGTTGAATGGAATAAGAATCGCGAACGATATAAAATCTTTGGCGTATCTAGTTTAGATTATTTGACACTTTATAAAAAGTTTACATATACAGAATTACCAAATTACCGATTAGACACTGTTTCTAAATTTGAATTAGGTCGAGGTAAGGTAGAATATGATGGCGATTTAAATCAACTCTTTGCAACAGATATTCACAAATTTGTTGAATATAACATGGTCGACGTTAATCTGGTTTATGAATTAGATGAAAAGACACAATTATTAAATCTTGCTCGTACCATATGTCATAAAGGACATGTCCCATATGAAGATGTTTATTATGCATCTAAATACTTAGATGGTGCTGCAATTGTAGATTTAAAACGTAATGGATTAGTTGCACCTAACAAACAATTTAGATTCATTGAAGAAGAAACAGAAGCAGAAGCACTTGCAGGTGCATATGTAAAGGATCCAGTACCTGGATTATATAAATGGATATATGACTTGGACTTAACTTCACTTTATCCAAGTATCATCATGAGTTTAAATATTTCTCCAGAAACTAAAGTTGGAGTAATTTCAAAATGGGATCAAGAATGTCTTCTAAAGAAAGAACCGCAACAAATAACTTTGCATGATGGAACTTACATTCAAGATGTTAAACAATGGTTGCTTGATAATGAATATACTGTTGCATCAAATGGCGCAGTTTATCAAACAAAGAATAGAGGATTCCTTCCGACTATTCTAGAAAAATGGTTTGATGAACGTGTTGAATATAAAGACAAACGAGATGAATATGAAGTAGGTTCTGAAGAATATAAATTTTATGATGCATTGCAATTAACACAAAAAGTATTGCTTAATTCATTTTATGGTGTATTGGGACTAAAAACATTCCGATTCCATGATTTAGATAATGCAGGTGCAATTACAGCGGTAGGTCAAAGCATTATTAAATTTTCAGCAAAAGTTATCAATAATCATTATACAAAAGAAATAGGTCAAGACTATTTTATTAATGCAACTAAAGGTAAAGCAGAATTTGCATTTTATACTGATACAGATTCAACCTTTGTATCTAGTTTACCACTTATTCAAAAGCGTTTTCCAAATTTTGATGAATCAGATGAGCAATTCATGATTGATCAAACTAATGCAATTGCGTCTGAAGTACAAAAGTTAGTAAATACTATGTATGATAGGTATTCTGTAGTATTTCATAACACAGAAACACATCGTTTTAAAATTAAACAAGAATATGTTGCAAAATCTGGTTTATGGATTGCAAAAAAACGATATGCACAATGGGTTATTTTTAAGGAAGGCAAACCTACGGATAAATTGGATATCAAAGGATTAGATGTAGTTCGTTCTTCATTCCCAACTGATTTTAAAATGGTCATGAAGGAAACTTTATGGCATCTACTTAAAGAAAAAGATAAGACTACAACTACTGATATGATTCATAACTTTAAACAAGGATTAAAAAAATCACCTGTGTTAAATGTAATGAAGAATTCTGGTGTGAAAGAAATATCAAAATATACAAAGAAGCGTAAACCTTTCACAGGTTATATATCAGGCACTCCGGCTCATGTTAAATCTGCAATCAATTTTAATGATTTGCTAAGTATGCATAATATACGAGATATTGATCCAATTACTGATGGCGAAAAGGTTAAATGGGCATATGTATCAGATAATCCATATGGTTTTGAAACAATTGCACTTCGAGGTTATCAAGATCCAAAAGTTATTGAAGAATTTGTTGAACAATATATTGATCGAAATAAAATTTTTGATAAAGAATTAAAAAACAAATTAGATGACTTTTATGCTGCAATGAATTGGGGAGCATTTCCCGAAAATAATAATGTAGCTAAATTCTTTTCATTTGGAAAATAAAAATAAATTCATTATAATATAGTATGATTGGTTATAAAAGCGTATGGTTCGGCAAAGAAGTAGAAGGTCGATTTACCGATGTAGAAACAATGTTTGTTTCTGATTTTAATACATTGCTATTAGGTCATGAACATTGGAAACCTGTATCTCATGTTTATATTTGTTCTCCTGCAACTCGTCAATTAATTGATGGCAATTTAAAAGGATTTAATTGGGATAATGTATTCAATATGATGACAGACAAACAATTTGTTTCAATTGAAGTTGAACCTGGTATGTTAGAAAAGATACCACCGATGATTAGAATTCGAGCACATATTCTTTTGATGCTAAATGAAAAGGATGCTGGATTGTTAAAGAAAACAGATAGCATTAAAGTTGTATATAATGATTATTCGTTATATTGTACAACAGTTCACAATATGCAACAAGTATTGCCAGATGATTATAAATTTGATAGATTCCAACAATGATTCAAGGACTTATAGCAGGAAGTTTCGATGTAATCCATCCGGGATACATTGCAATGTTTAATGAAATGTATGATGAGTGTGATGAAGTAGTAGTATTTTTACATACCGATCCGACAATAGAACGTCCTGAAAAATGTAAACCAATATTGAGTGTAGAAGAACGCATGGATATCTTAGGATCATTACATCAAATTGATTGTATACTAACATATACTCTAGAAAAAGAATTATACACTCATCTTAAGAATTTTGAAATAACTCATTTGTATGAAAATAATGATACAAAGATTGTTAGATATCTAGGAGATGATTATATCGACAAATCATTTACAGGAGATGATTTATCATTTCCAATTCGTTATTTGAGTAGAGACCATGGTTGGTCAACCACTAAATTTAAAAAGTTAATAGCAGATGAAGTACAGCGTAGTAGTAACATTTAGTATTGAAGGATTCCATTGTTGGCCTGCAGCAAAGGATGTCTTCCCGGAAGTATCATTTTTATCGGATAGACATAGACACATGTTTGGATTCCGATGTTATGCAACAGTAACGCATACAGATCGAGATGAAGAATTTATCCTTTTGAATCGCAAAATACAAAAAGCATTGCGAGTAGCATTTAGCAAAGATGTTACTAATGTATTAGAGTTTGGATCAATGTCTTGCGAAATGATTGGAGAATGGTTATTAGAAGAATTTTCATCTCTATACAAAGTAGAAGTTTGGGAAGATTGGGAAAATGGTGCAATCATTGAAAGATAATATGACAGTATTTTTAGTAGATTTAGAATCAATACCGACACGATATACATGTGAATGGAAGACACATGTTCCAAAACTATTACGTGATAATGGATTCGATGTTCATGTTGTAGAAGGAGACCAGTTTATTCCAGAATCAACGACACCAGGTGCATTTTTAAACTTTGGCGGTACTAACATGTATAAAGCAAAACAAGTTTATCATTTGTCATACTTGTTTACTAAAGGACATATTAAAGCAGGAGATCATATTATTTTTACAGATGCATGGCATCCAGGTATCATTAATGTAAAATATATGAGTGAGCTTTTAAATATTCCCGTTATAACGCACGGACTTTGGCACGCGGGTTCATATGACCCAAATGATTTTTTAGGTCGTCTCGTAGGAGATAAACCATGGATTAGGCACGCTGAGCAATCAATGATTGCGGCATATGATCACAATTGGATTGCAACGGCAGCACATTTTGATTTAATGCGTAAAACATATGATGTTTATTTAAATCCGACATTTAATCGTACGGGTTGGCCAATGGAATACACTCATAACATGATTGCTCCGAAGCTTTGGGCTAAAAAAGAAAATATCATCGTTTTTCCGCATCGTATTGCTCCAGAAAAGCGTTTAGATTTATTTCAAGACTTAGCATCGCGACCTGAATTAAAACATTATCAATTTTGCGTAGCAATGGAAATGAATTTAACTAAAACAGAATATCATGAATTGCTTCAAAGATCTAAATTTGCAGTATCATTTGCAGATCAAGAAACATTAGGTATTTCAATGTATGAATCTGCGTGTGCTGGCGCATGCCCACTAGTTCCAAATCGATTATCATATACGGAAATGTATGATCCGATGTTTAAACAAGCAGATACAATAGATAATGCAGTTCAAACAATATTAAAATATGAACAACGAGATTTATCAGAACCAATTGCACAATTGGTAAATAAATTACACAATAACTTTTTTTCAGCAACAAACTTAATTAATAATTTAAAGGAATATAATGAGCGATAATAAAAGATTCATATACTTTCCATCTTTATCTGCAGGTTCTATGGTATCTGCATTTAAGAAAGATATGAAGTTTACAAGCGGCGATCCTGTCAAGTTCTTTGATTCTCGATATCCAGAAAAATGGCGTCACCCATACTTCTTGATTACAGCGGGGCATCATTACAAAAAAATGGATTTCCGCGATCAATTAGGATTAGAAAAAGATGTTTTAGTATTTGGTGACTCGGGAGGTTATCAGATTGCAACCGGTGCATTACCATATAGCAATGAATTGCGTGAAAAGATTTTTCATTGGTTAGAAGCAAATAGTGATGTTGCTGCAAACTTAGATATCCCACCTAAGACAAAATATAAAAATAAATTTGTTGAGTGTGCTGACATTAGTTATGATAACTTTGCTTATTTTGAAAAACATCAAAGTGGCAAGACTAAATTTCTTAACATGTTGCAAGGATCTAACACAGATGAGTATACTTGGTGGTATCATAAATTTAAGCATTTTGATTTTCAAGGATGGGCAATTGGAGGTCCGCAGAAATTAGTTGATTTCATGTTTGCGGTATCTTTGATGCTTAAAGAGCGTGAATTTGAAAATGAACGATTAGAATATGTTCACTTACTTGGTATTAGTAAAATATCTGATTTTTTCATTTTAGCAACATTGCAAAAATTGATGAATAAATTGACTAACAACAGAATCTATATCACAACAGATTCTAGTTCACCAGGTCAATATCCAGTATTTGGAACATATCTTCATTCTACAAATTATAAATCACAAACATTCTCGGAATTATATTTTCCAAAGAATGCAGAATATCGTCGACAAGCACATATTCGTCAAGGTAAAACGGGCGAGGTTGCAATTGATTTATCACAACATGTTCCTTGTTCATTAGGATGTCCTGCGTGTGAAGATTTCACTTATGATTTATTAGGTGGTAAAACAGATGCAGGTTTAGATCGTTATTCGCAAGAAGCTATGCCAAGAATGGTTGTACATAATACGCATTTATATGTACAGGCTGCAAATGAAATCAATCAATTGGTTGATAGTCATGTTGAATTATTAGAAACAATGATTCCGAAAGATTTATATGATGTAATTCTTTCTTTGCATGAAATGTTTGCAGACCCAGACAATGCACCACAAGTATACGAAAAATATATCAAAACATATAAAAAATTCGGTGGAAGTAGTATATCCACAACGGATGCAGAACAATTTAATAAATTCTTTACTTTTTAATTGGAATAAAAAATGGAAAAAAGCAAGTTACAATCGTTTATCAATCGTTATTATTTAGCAGGAAACTGCGAAGCGGTTACGTTGAAAGAACAAGATGGCGCAATTGGTTGTGAACTAATTGATATGGATCAAACCATCGTAGGAAAAATTAAATGGAATACCGCACCATTTATGAAAGGTATGTTAGGTATCAATCATACCGGAGCATTAATTAAGATGCTAGGAGCTGTAAATGAAAATATCACAATTGATGTTAAAGAAGCAGCAGGTAAGAATTATGCAATGAAAATTTCAGAAGGTTCAACTCAAGCAACTTTCATGTTGGCAGACACGACAGTTATTCCGGCGGTGCCTTCAATCAATGCAGAACCTGATTATGAAGTTACAATTCCGGTAAATGAAGAATTTATTAGTAAATTCATCAAAGCAAAAAATGCATTACCAGATGCAAAGAATTTTGCGGTGCAAGTTGTAGGCGGCAATATTAAATTTATTATCAATTACTCAACCGTAAATGCAGATAATATCTCTTTTGAAGTAGGAACTACAAATTCCGGTGATATGGATCCGGTTTGTTTCTCAGCAGATAAATTAAAAGAAGTATTAGTATCAAATCGCGGAGATTCCGGAGAATTAAAAGTATCTCCAGATGGCTTAGCTCGTATTGAATTTACTGGTGCTGACTTTGAATCAACTTATTGGTTAGTAATGCTACAAAACTAAGATGGTAGTAAAAATAGTAAATAATTCAGACAATGCACTCCCACAATATGAAACTAATGGGAGTGCTGGTCTAGATATTAAAAGTGCAGAAAATGGACTTTTAAAACCAGGTCAGTTTAAATTGATAACAACTGGTTTGCGAGTTGAAATTCCATATGGTTATGAAATACAAGTAAGACCTCGAAGCGGGTTAGCTAAGAATTATGGTATTACTGTATTAAATAGCCCAGGCACCATTGATGCAGATTACCGAGGCGAAATTGGCGTTATTTTAATCAATCATGGTCAATATGACTTTGAAATTAAATCAGGTGATAGAATTGCACAATTAGTAATAGCTCCGGTGGAACGAATCCAATGGCAAGCAGTAGGTTCATTAGATTCTAGCACAAAACGAGGAGAAAAAGGTTTCGGATCAACAGGTAAATAAATAAATTATGTTTGGACAACAAGAAAATACACTTTGGGTTGAGTCCTTCCGCCCGGATACATTGGAAGGGTATATTGGCAATGAACACATCATTGAAAAAGTTAAAATTTTTATCGAAAATGGTGATGTGCCGCACTTATTATTTTATGGGTCAGCAGGAACTGGTAAGACTACATTGGCCAAGATTATTGCAAATAGCGTCGATGCTGATTTAATGTATATCAATGCATCAGATGAAAACTCAGTAGACGCAGTTCGTGATAAAATTAAGCGTTATGCATCAACAGTAGGATTTCGTAGATGGAAAATCATTATTTTAGATGAGGCAGATTATCTTACACCTAATGCTCAAGCAGCATTACGTAATTTAATGGAAACTTATAGCAAAACAACACGTTTTATTTTAACATGTAACTATGTTGAAAAGATCATTGATCCAATTCAATCGCGTTGTCAGACATTTGCAATTACACCTCCAGGTAAACCAGATGTAGCAAAACGATTGGTTGCCGTTTTAAATGAAAAAGGTGTTGAATATGATATTAAAGATGTTGCTGCAATTATCAATGCATCATATCCAGATATTCGTCGAGCACTTAATGCAGCACAAGCATCAGTTGTTAATGGAAAATTGCAATTAGATAAAGCAAGCGCTATTCAAGCAAATTATATGACTGAAATTTTGGAAGTATTAAAAAATGCTAAAGACAAAAAAGCATCTTTCAATAAGATCCGTCAAATTATTGCAGATAGTAAAGTAAAAGATTTCACACCATTATATACATTTCTTTATGACAGTTTGGATGAGTTTGCAACAGGTCATGTTGCACCATGCATTTTAATTATTGCAGAATCGCAATTCAAAGATGCATCGGTTGTAGATAAAGAAATTAATATTATGGCAATGTTTGTTAATTTATTAGGAGAACTATGAGTAAAATGAATGTTAATATTGGACCTAATGATATGCAACCAATTCAATGCAAAGAATGCGATGGTATGTATTTTCGTCAAGTAATGGCAATCAATAAAGTGTCAAAATTCTTAACTGGAGCTGATAAAGACACAATGGTACCAATTCCGGTATTTCGTTGTGATGATTGTGGCTGTATTCCAGAAGAATTTCAACCAATCAAAGTAAAAAAATAATGTCGATATCATATCATAAAGATTTAGTTACCATTGTGTTTAAAACTTCTAATAGAAGTAATGCAAACACAAAAATGAAATCATATCGAAATAAATCTATAGATGATATTTTAGATGCAAAGAAACTAGTAGGAATACCAGATAAGGCAGTTATATTAGAAATAGGAATGGGTGAACATTTAGAACAACAATATCGTAAAAAATACAATTTATAATGGCAGAAGAAAAGAAAAAAGCAGCTACAATGTTTGATTTTATTGATGGGGTGACTCATAAAAAGAAAGAATGGTCAAAATGGTCCGATGTAGATCAAAAAGCATTCAGCCCTTATATGATGAATCGATTCTTATCAATGCGAATGGAATTAACAGAATTAATCAACGAATTCCAAACATATACAATTGGATTACTTCGTCCGCAAGAGACATATAAATTGTATCATGAATTACTGCCAAATAACAAAACATTTGCAAAATACATAAAAGGCAAATCAGAAGATAAGTTTGACAAAGAATTGGTTGCACAAATGGCTGAACATTATCAAGTAAGCAAATCAGAAGCTTCTGATTATGTTGAATTAATGGATAAAACAAGTTGTGAGCGAATTTTAACAATGTACGGATATAGCGAAGGCGATAAAAAGAAAATGTTGAAAGGAATCAAATGAGTATTAATACGCAAACACACTACAAAGGCAAGGATAGCCTTTATAAATTTGCAGAAGAGTGGGGTTTGAATACCTACGAATTTGATATCATTAAACGCATTGTAAGATGCCGGCATAAAGGTTCCTTTGAACAAGATTTAACTAAGACAAAGGATCTTATTGACATTTATTTGAAAGAACAATTGGATTCTAACAAATAATTCGATATAATATAGAAAAATGGCAAATCACGTTTATAGTTATTTTGAAATTACATTCAAATCAGAAGAAGATTGTAATAATTTTGCAGAATGGATTGGATTAGATCCGAAAGATGAAAATATTGCATGGATGGCTCGAATTGAAGCTTGTTGCAATATCATGATGGATAATTTATATCCTGATAACGAAGATACAAGACAATGGTGGCTTGATAATGTTGGCGCCAAATGGATGTATTTTGATGATGTTGATCGATCAACAGATTCAAGCATAATTATTAACATGACATCTGCGTGGGACTTCCCCGAAGCATTATTTTACAAATTAAGTGATTTCCTTCGCAATCGATATGAAGATGTTGCCATGACTGTCACTTTTGATGACGAAGGTTACAATTTTATCGGCGCAGCAGCATCAAATCAAAAATTCCGAGATATTGATTATTTTCATCCAGACTTTGATGAATTAGATGAATATAAAGATGACGAAGATTGTTGGACAGAAGAATTCTATGAAGAAATGTCTAATATAAAAGATGAATTGTTACAAGATGTTTTAGCATTCATTCAACAAGATTTAGAAAAAGAATAACAAGTTATACAACAAGGAAGCTCGGCAGAAATGTCGAGCTTTTTTTGTGTTTTTGAATTATTTTTCTTATATTAATAGTATGAAAGCTGGACAATATGTAGCACCTATCTATCGTTTATCACTACGAGACCCTGAAACGGTGCCAAGAAGAATATCTTACTCGCAATGGTCAATGTATGAACGATGTCCATTATCATGGAAACTTGCCTACATTGATGGTCTAGCTCCATTCCAAGCATCCATTGACACAACCTTTGGTACTGCCTTTCACGAGACATTTCAATACTTCCTCACGGTAATGTATAATGAATCTGTAAAGAAAGCAGAGAATTTAGATTTTCGTAGCATATTGCAAAATAAGCTTCGTAAAGAATACGTTAAGTGCGTAACAGAAATGGGTGGAGAACATTTTTCTAATCCATTGCAATTAGCAGAATATCTTGAAGATGGCGTTGCTATATTAGAATGGTTTAAGAAACGCAGAGCACAATATTTTTCTTCAAAGGGCTGGGAGCTCGTAGGCATCGAATTAGATTTATGCGTTCAAGCATCAGAAAACAATCCTTCAGTTTATTGGTATGGTTTCATCGATGTTGTAATGCGTCATCCGGCAACCAATCGTATTGTGTTGTTTGATATTAAAACATCACGCTCAGGTTGGAATAAATATCAAAAATCAGATTCATTGAAATCTGCTCAATTGGTTGCATATAAAACTTATTTTTCAAAGCAATTCGGTGTACCACAAGAAAATATTGATGTTGAATTCTTTATTGTAAAACGCAAATTGATTGAAGATTCAATGTTCCCACAAAAGCGCATTCAAAACCATCGTCCATCAGCTGGCTCCGTTACTCAAAAGAAAGTACAGCGTCAAATTGATGCGTTTGTTGAAAATTGTTTTGATGCAGAAGGTAATAAACAAGCAGACGCAGTATATCATGCATTTTCGGGCAAAGGCGATAAGAATTGCAAATATTGTCCATTTAAAACGGATTATGTAAATTGTCCGAAAGAAAATAGGATTCGAGAATAATTTTTTATATAATATATTATGTTTCACCATAAGCACATATATGTATATCAATTTGAAATGCGTAATCATTCAACTTGGCAAGGTACGCACTTTACTACGCAAGAATATACATTATGTACAAATCATGATGGTCCGACAAGCAAAGAAAATAAAAAATTGTTAGAAGAAGCACTTCGAATAGTTTATGGATATATGCCTAAGGGCGTTAAATTTTTGTATGAAAAATTATGACACGAGTAGCAGTTATAGGAAATACAAATTGGCAGAACAAACGCAAAGTACAAGAAACATTACGTAATTTAAAACAGAAATTTGGTAATGAACTTATTGTGTTAGGCGCTGGCGGCACAGAAGGTGCAAATAGTATGGTAAGAAAATTTACTTTAGAATTTGGAATGCAATATGAAGAATATAATCCATCATTTTCAGGTTACAATGTACATTCTGCAATGCCGGAATCATATTATGGAAAATCTTATCATTTTAGTCAGCTACATCACCGTATGAAACTAATTGCAGAACGATGTGATTATATGATTATAATGAACAATGAACCAAAATTAGATCCGGTGCTAAAAACCGCATATACAAATACGAAAAAACTAGAAAAACCAGTGGTTATACTAGGTTAATACATATTTATAATAAAGTTATAACAAAAGGAAAAGTTACGAATGGAGTTACCAAAATTACAAAAAATTGACCCGAACAAGTCTAAAAAGAAAAAAATTCTGTTATTAGCAGATGATTTCCGATTACCATCTGGCATCGGCACTATTAGCAAAGAAATCATTTACAATACCGTTCATCATTATGATTGGGTACAATTAGGTGCCGCATTACAACATCCAGAACATGGTAAAGGTATTGACTTATCTCAAGTAATTGCTCAAGAAACTGGAGTAGCAGATGCAAATGTTAAATTAATTCCATGGTCGGGATATGGCGATCGCAATGTTTTATTTGCACTCATCAATCAAGAACAACCAGATGCAATTTTCCACTTTACCGATCCTCGTTATTGGACATGGTTGTATGCATTAGAGCATGAATTAAAAACTACTTATAATATTCCATTGGTTTATTATTCTATTTGGGACGATTTACCTTATCCGATGTGGAACGCACCATTTTATGGTAGCTGTGACTTAATTATGGGAATTAGTAAGCAATCTGATAATATACACAGAGAAGTTCTTAAACAGAACGGTTTTGGCGTTGTAGATTATGATAAACATGATTCGGCTCCGCTGGATTTAAAATGGAATGATATAGTTACAGGATATGTGCCCCATGGATTAAATCATAATAAATTCAAACCAATTAAAATGGATGATGAATTGTATAAAAAAATGCATGATCATTTCAAAAAAGAAAATGACATTGATTTCATGGTATTTTGGAATAATCGTAATATTAGAAGGAAACAACCGGGAGATGTTATTCTAGCATTTAAAACGTTTGTTGATTCATTACCAGAAGACCAAAAGAATAAAGTTGGATTAGTAATGCATACTCAACCAGTTGACGACAATGGCACTGATTTAATTGCAGTAAGAGATGCAGTAGCACCCAATTGTAAAATAATCTTTTCAGAACAAAAGCTAGCAGCAGAAGAACTTAATGCATTGTACAATGTAGCAGATGTTGTTGTCAATATTGGTAGCAACGAAGGTTGGGGTTTAAGTTCAACAGAAGCAATCTTAGCTTGTACGCCGATTATTAACAATGTCACCGGTGGATTACAAGATCAATGCGGATTTGAAGATGAAGATGGTAATTGGCTTCGTTTTAATGGAGAATTTGCAACCAACCATACCGGTAAATTTACAAAACATGGTCTTTGGGTAAAACCAGTATTCCCAACTAATCGTTCACTTCAAGGTTCGCCGCAAACACCATATATCTTTGATGACCGAGCTCAATTTGAAGATGTTGCTGATGCAATTAGATATTGGTATGATTTGCCATTTGCTACTAGATTCATGCATGGAATGATTGGCCGAGAATGGGCAATGCAAAATGGTTTAACTGCAGAGCAAATGGGTGAAAAAATGATTCATATGATTGATTACTTATTCAACGCCCAAAAAGAATCAAGGCCATCATATACGTTAAATAAAGTTACAAAAAACAAATACGAAAACATAGGAATAGTATAATAATGAAAAAAGTAGTTATAGCATCACCAGTAGCCACACAATCTGGATATGGTCACCACGCCAGGGAAATCATTGATAACATTATCAAACATAAATCTGAAGATTGGGATATTAAATTGATTTCTTTGCCATGGGGGCATACACCATTTACTTATCCATTAACTGAAGATATACGAAATCGAATGATACAAATTCCATTGCAATATCATCCAGATATCTGGATTCAAGTTACTGTACCAACTGAGTTTCAATCAATTGGTAAATTTAATATTGGCGTAACAGCTGGGACAGAAGGAGATATATGTCCACCAGAATGGATAGATAAGTTAAATACAATGCAAATAGTCATTGTTCCTAGTACATTTACTAAAGAAGTATTTGAAAATACTGCAAAACAACATAATAAAGTAATTACTGCAACAATTCATGTACTTCCAGAATATTATGATGAAACAATATATTCTGGAAACTCGAGCTCGAATTTAGATATCTTAAATCAAATTCCGGAGTCTTTTGCGTTTTTAACAGTAGGACATTGGTTGCAAGGTGCATTAGGTGAAGATCGTAAAAATATTGCAGGCGTAATTCATTGTTTTTTACATACATTTAAAAATCAAAAAGATCAGCCTGCATTGATATTAAAAACAAGTGGCGCGACATATTCGATACTAGATAAATACGAAATTGAAACTAAAATCAATTCTATAAAAAATATGTTTCCTAAAGATCGTTTACCTAACATATATTTATTGCACGGCGATTTAACTGATAATGAAATGAATGCATTATATAATCATTCAAAAGTTAAAGCTATGATATCATTCACTAAAGCTGAAGGGTTCGGCCGTCCATTATTAGAATTTTCAACAACTAGTAAACCAATTATAGCACCACATTATTCAGGTCAAGCTGATTTTCTTAAAAAAGATTTTATTTGTGCCGTGCCTGGTGGATTAACTGAAATACATCATAGTGCACAAAATGAATTTTTAATTGCAGGCTCGAAATGGTTTACGCCGGATTATGGCCAAGCATCTGCAGGATTAAAAGATATTCGTAAAAATTACAAAAAATGGCTAGAATTAGCAAAACGACAAAAATACTTTGCAAAATCATCATTTAGTAAAGATATTGTATCTAAATTATATGAACCAATTTTAAATGAAATTGATAAACGAACTGATGCACTTCCTAAACAAATTTCATTGAATTTACCAAATCTTAAAAAAGTTGAATTGCCTAAATTGAAAAAGGTAGATGCATGAAAATAAATTATGCAATAACAGTATGTAATGAGTTTGTTGAAATCCAACGGCTCATTACATTTTTATTAAAAAATAAAAGAATACAAGATGAAATAGTAGTTTTAGTTGATATGACTAAAAACGAACCAACATCTGAATTGTTAGGATATTTACATAGATTAAGTAGCAACGATTATATCCATTTATCAGAACAAAATTTTAATAACCATTTTGCAGACTGGAAAAATTATTTAACTAGTATATGCAATGGCGATTATATTTTTCAAATTGATGCTGATGAAATACCACATGAAAAACTTTTAGAAGTTCTGCCAGAAATATTAGAAGAAAATTTTGATTGTGAAGTATTCTTAGTACCTCGAGTTAATACAGTAGAAGGTTTGACTCAAGACCATATCAATAAATGGAGATGGAATGTTAATGAACAAGGATGGGTAAATTGGCCAGATAATCAATGGCGAATTTGGAAAAACAAACCTGAAATAAAATGGATTAATAAAGTTCATGAAAAATTAGATGGATATAAAGTATGGAGTATATTACCCGAAATGGAAGAATTTGCACTTTACCATCCTAAAACAATTGAACGACAAGAAAAGCAAAACGATTTATATGAAGGTTTAGCGAATTTTATAACAATGAGTTGAATATGATCACATTTTGTATATCTACATATAATAATTTACCATATCTTAAATTAGCTATTGATTCGGTTAGAAAAAATAGTTATTTTAAAGATGCGCCATTTATTGTGCATGCAGAAAATTGTACCGATGGAACTAATGAATGGTTATTTGAGAATCGAGATAAATATAATTTAACTTTACTTGTAGAACCCGAAAATATTAAAGTTCGGGGCATCGGGGGTGGAATGAATATTTGTGCCGATCATGTTGAAACTGAATATATAATGTTTTTACATTCAGATTTTTATGTAACTAAAAATTGGGATAAAGCATTGTTAGATATTCACGAAAAATATCCCAATGAAAAATTATGGGTTAATTCCCACCGAGTTGAACCTGATATGTTTAACAACCCATCACAAAGGCCGGGCACTGCAATAGTTCCTAAAGAAATATTCGGAGCATATTATCATGATTTTGACTCAGAATATTTTGAAGCGTGGGTAGAAGATTTTATTAAGATCAATAAAAATATTGAAATTCCCAAAGGCGAAGGTGTATCTGGCTTAGTTAAAAAATCAGTTTGGGATGAAGTTGGAGGTAATGATCCATTATTTTCTCCCGCATCATGGGAAGATATGGACTTATTTTTACGAATGCTTCAAAATGGCGTTAGATTCATATTACCAACAAATTCAGTTGTATGGCATTTCGGCGCACGGGGCAGTCATAGATTAGAAGAAAATCACGGACAGTCATCAGAACGACAAAGAAAAGCTGAATATGAAAATGCTAAAAAATGGTTGGAAAAATGGAAAAAGATGCCTATATTTGATGAGTATGGAATGATAAAAGGAATAGGATAAATATATGGAAAGAAAAATTAAATTAATTACAAATTGCGAACGTCCGCCAAATTACTTAATGGATATTGCAATTAAATATTGGTTACGAACATTTAAAGAATCAGAATTGATTTTTTTAGTAAATAACATATCACATTTTGATATGGTTGAATCTTTAAAAGAAAAATACAATATCAATGCAAAGCGTGTACATTCAATTGATGATATATATGATGCAAATCAATGCGTCGTATGGGATGATTTAGAAGAATATGATTATGGATTATATCATGATAGAGAAGCCCCGATCATTAACGCAGTACAACATAAATTATTGCAAGAAGGCGTAGATGTTGTAATATTTTTAGACCGAGATGAAATTTTATATCATCCTAATTTACGAGAAGTATTAAATACATTTCCGGAGCCAGTTATTAGACCACGCGGAATTGAAGTAATACAATATGGAAATGAAGAATCATATAATGACGAACTTCCATTATACAAACAACGTAAATATTTACGTTACTTTCCATCTAAAAGTAAAGCGTGTATAGTACGACAGCCAGTTCATTGGATGATTGGTCGCCATGGCACGTTGTGTGGCAGATGGCCGCATGCGGATGTGAAAGCACACCCTGAATTACAAACACACCCAGATGCAAATACAGATGAATATGCAGATCTTTATTTAGTTCATTTTGATAAAATTGATATTGATTTAATTTATCAACTTCGTATGGAAAGTCAATCTTTATTTAAAACTAACGATAGACATACAGGCGTAATTGATGTTGAAAAATTTAGTATGTGGTTTAATGAAGCTGCATTAAATGGTGAACTTTATGAAGATAATGATAATTTTTTAGAACGAGTAGATATATGATAATAACTTTAACTAAGTTCGAAGATGTTTTAATATTTTCTCCAACAGTGCATCGCGATGATAGAGGATTTTTCCTAGAATCATTTAACAAAGAAATACAAGATGCAATATCTGATGAATTAGTACAAGATAATCATTCATTATCTAAAAAGAATGTATTTCGAGGATTACATTATCAATGGGATAAACCCATGGGTAAATTAGTTCGGGTAGTACACGGATCTGGATTAGATTTTATTGTAGATATCCGCAAAGATTCAAAAACATATGGTCAATATATTACTATACCGTTATCTGATCAAAATTTTAATATAGTATGGGTGCCAGGACATTATGCCCATGGTTTCTTATCATTACAAGATAATACTCAGTTAACATATAAAACATCAGCATATTATAATAGCCAAGCAGATGGTTGTATTAATCCTTTATCAGCTGAATTAAATTTAAAATTTCCAATTGACAATTTAGATGTGATTTTATCAGATAAAGACAAACAAGCACAATCATTTACAGAATATAAACAGAATCCTAAATTTTAACATATGAAAAAAATACTAGTAGCCGGCGGCGCAGGATATATCGGGTCTCGTTTTTGCAATGAATTATCAAATGACTATGATATTACTGTTATAGATTTATTTTGGTTTGGAGATCATTTAGTTGATAATATAAAAAGAATTAAAAAAGATATCGCCGAACTACGAGTAGATGATTTAAAAGATTTTGATGCTGTTGTATTTCTAGGAGGATTATCAAATGACCCAATGGCTCAATTCCGACCAGATTTAAATTTTAATGGGAATAGTTCAATACCTACGTATTTAGCATATATTTCTAAACAAGCAGGAATTAAAAGATTTATATGTGCTAGTTCATGTAGTGTATATGGATTTACTGATAATCAAACATTAACCGAAGAAGATTTTGTAAAACCAGCATACGCATATGGAATTTCAAAATTACAATGTGAAAGTGGCTTAATGATTCTAGAAGATGAAAATTTTAGACCGATCATGTTTAGAAAAGGTACCGTTGGCGGATTTTCTCCTAGGATGCGTTATGATTTAGTTGTTAACACAATGATTATGTCGGGAATTTCGAAAGGCAAAATTACGGTAAATAGTGCAAACTTATGGAGACCGTTGATTGATATACGAGATGTCATACAAGGTTATCGTTTAGCATTAGAAGCTGATTTATCAATATCGGGCGTATTTAATTTATCAGGATTTAATTTTACAATTGGAGAATTAGGAACCATGATAACTAAAGAATTAAATGATAGAGGATATAATGTAGAATTAGAAATTTTAGAAAATCTGGATATTAGGAATTATAAAGTTAGCACTAATAAAATTGAAACTCAATTAGGATACAAACCTAGATATACGCCTGCAGATACTATTAAAGAACTATTTGAAAAAATTGATTTTTCTAAATATGATTTTTGTACTCCAGAATTTTATAATATTGAAATCTTTAAAGAAGTAATATGAAAATTTTAATAACAGGCGGTTCTGGATTGTTAGGATCTAATTTAATATTGGAACTAAAAAATAGAAATATTGAATATGTAGCACCCGCACATGATGTATGCGATATTACCAAGTATGAACAACTAGAAACTGTTATTTCACAGATAAGACCAAATATAATTGTTCATTGCGCAGCAATTGCTAAGTTTGCAGATGTTGAAACAAACCCAATATTAGCATTAGATGCCAATATTATTGGTACTACGAACATTACAAAAATTTGTATCAAATATAATATCAGACTCATATTCATATCAACGTCGCACGTCTTTGATGGCAAAAAAGGTATGTATGATATTAATGATCAAATTAATCCATTAACTAAATATTCTAAAACTAAAGCAGCTGGAGAATATATTGTATCATGTTATGAAAATTCTTTAAGTATTCGTACTGAATTTTGCGGCATAGATTTTCCATTTGATACTGCATATACGGATAAATGGTCTTCAAAAGAATATGTTGATAATTTAACGCCCACCATGGTAGATGCAATTGTTAGTAATCAAACTGGCATCACACATATTGCTGGTGAACGTAAATCATTTTATGATTTTGGTTTAGAACGAAATCCAAATGTTAAGCCAGGCAGTATTAAAGAAATACAATCAGTATCTAAAGTTCCCATTTTAGTGGATACTAGTTTGAAATGTTATAATAAATTTGGACTTTAGAAAAATTTTAAATATAATATTATAAACAATAAAAAAGGTATAATATATGTTAAACTATGAAAACTTAATTGGTAGATTTGAAGAAGTGATCCAATCAAAAGAATGGTCAGAATTACAAGACAAATTTAACAAATCTAACAACATTTACATTTTAGGCCATGGCGGCAATTTAGCAGTAGCAGATCATGCCGCGGCGGATATCACCAGATTATCAAACGGACAACGTTTAGCACAAGCACCAGGTTCTGCAATTTTAGCAACATCACTTATTAATGATACAGATTGGGATCAATGGATGGTATCATGGATGGAAGCATTTACTAGAAACCGTACTGAAGAACAAATTTCTCAATCATTGGTATTAGGAATTAGTTCGTCTGGTCGAAGTAAAGATATTATTAAGGCATTACAATGGGCTAATACGAGAGGATTGAATACGGCTTGTATTACATCACATGCTCTATCTGAAAAAGTAGAAAATTGCACAACGGTGGAATTAGGAGCAGAATATTATCATACTGCGGAAGTTTTAACATTATTATTAACATACGAATTGACACATGGATCTGGCTGTGCTACTCCACCAATTAATAATAATCGTCCAGAAGAATTAAAACAATTGAATTGGAATAAAGGAATTCGTAAACATTCATATCCAGATGAGACGATTAATTTAGGTATTGATTTTGATGGCGTAATTCATAAAAATTCAAAAGGATATCATGATGGGACAATTTATGATGAGCCAGTTGATGGAATTGAAGCTGCATTAAAAACATTATCTAAACAATATACATTAATTTGTTACACAGCAAAAGCAAAACCAGATAGAGGTTTAGTAAATGGCAAAACTGGAACACAATTGGTATGGGAATGGTTAGAAAAACATGGTTTAGATAAATATATTTCAAAAGTCACTGCAGAAAAACCTAGAGCAGTTGCATATATTGATGATAAAGCATTTCGTTTTACTGATTGGAATTCATGCATCGCCGATTTAAAAAATAATGGAGTATTGTAAATGGATATTACAATTGTAATTCCAGCTCGAGCTGGCTCAACTAGAGTAGTAAATAAAAATTTTAAACCATTTGCAAATTCTAGTTTAATAGAAATAAAAATCAAACAAGCCAAAAAATTAGGATTACCAATAGTTATAGATTCTGATAGCAATGTGGCTAAAGACTTAGCAGCTAAGTATGGTGTTGAATATAAAAGGCGTCCGGATTTTTATGCTAGTTCAGAATGTAATAATAGTCAATATTATGAATATTTAGGTAATAGCGTGTCTACTAAATATATAATGATACTTCAACCAACAGCTCCATTATTAAAAGATGAAACTTTAAAAAATTGTTACGAAGAATTTGAAAAAAATTGTAATCAATATGATTCTTTAGTAACTGCACTATTTGCAAAAAAACATGCATGGTATAAAGATTCGCCAATTAATTATGATTTAGCAAATACCCCAAACTCTCAAGATCTAGATCCTATAAAATTACCAACCTTTAACGTAATGATTTCAGAAATATCTAGTTTGTTACGAACAAAAAATGCAATAACGAATAATTGTTTATTTTATCCAATTGAAGAAGCTGAAGGCATTGAGATTGATACTCCATTAGATTTTGAAATTGCAGAATTCTTATATGAAAGAAACCATGGCAATCAATAATATACATTGTTTAGCATTAAATTATCGAGGTATAGGATTATTGGATCAAGATCCAATCTATTTTCTTAAATCTACTAGTTGTTTATCAAAAGAACATTCAACTATTCCATATCCTAAATATAAAGTTGATAATGTATGGACTGAAGTTGAATTAGGAATACTAATTGGACAAGATTGTGAAAATGTATCAGAAGACGATGCGTATAATGTAATTGAAGGTTTCTTTGTTGCCGGAGATATTACATGTAATAGTATTTATGATCGCGATCATCATTTAGCATTTTCTAAATCTAGAACTGGATTTTGTCCTATATCATCTAATGTTACGCATTTAGATTTAAGAAATAAAACATTGGAAATGAAAACATTTATAAATGGCGTAGAACTTCAATGCGGTAATACTTCAGATATGATAATGAACCCATATCAATCTTTAAGTTATATTTCCAAATTAGTTAAGTTAAATAAAGGTGATATAATTTTAACAGGAACGCCTACTACAATTAATGGCGGACCACAAGTTGATTGTTTAGTTAAACCAAATGATGTTATCAAACATAGTATCGAATCAATTGGCGAATTAAATTATAAGTTTAGCATATGAATATATTAGTAACTGGTGGTTGTGGTTTAATTGGATCTAATTTAGTAACTGCATTAAAAAAATTAGATCATAACGTAATTACTGTAGATATTAATGAATCAGCTGATTATGTATTAGATATTAGTATGGATGATTTATTACAAATTGAAGAACCAATTGATGTAATATATCATTTAGCAGCACAGCCATATGGAAGAGGTTCTGAAATAGATCCGTCGATGGACTTAGAATTTAATATACGAGGTACGATGCGTATTTGTTATTTAGCAGAATATAAACAAGTTAAACATATCGTATATACATCTACGATGGCTGTTTATGGAAATAATGATAACGCATCTGAAATTGATAAATTAGATCCATTATCTAATTATGCAGTAAGTAAATTATCAGCTGAATACTATCTTAAGAAATTTGCACAACAATATAATTTTACATATTCTATTCTAAGATTATGGAATACATATGGCCCGGGCCAGGATTTATCAAATGAATACAAAGGCGTTGTTTCTGCATTTGCAAATCAAGTTATTAATAGTAATACAATCAATGTAACAGGTTCGTTAGATAGATATCGTGATATTATTTATGTAGATGATGTAGTAAATGCATTACTATTAATGTTATCTGTTAACTATTCGGATACATTTAATGTATCAACTGGTATTAAAACTACAATAAAAGAATTGATTCACGCTTTAATTAAAGCTAATGGTAATGAATTAATTGATTATGATATTGTTGATATTGGCGGACATCCGGGAGATCAATTCGGATGCATTGGAAATTCTGATAAATTAAAAAACTTAGGGTGGAATCCAGAAACAACATTAGAAATTGGCATTAATAAATTTTTAACATATATAAAAGAACAAAATGCAAAATAAAACATTAGTAGAAATACTAAAACATCATAAATGGGATTGTGATAAAGACCCGCATTGTGGAAATAAAATGTTCCCAGGGCATACTTATCTAGAAGTATATGATCGATTATTCAGTGTATATCAACATGAAGATATCAATGTATTAGAAATTGGAATTCTGCGTGGTACTTCTATGAAATTGTGGCATGAATATTTTTCTAAAGCAACAATTTGGGGAGCAGATACATTTGAACGAACTTCTTGGGTTGGATGCACATTAAATGAAGTTACAGAAACACTTAAAGATTATACTAGAACAAAATTAGTTCAAGTAAATTCATGTTCAAATGATTTTAATGCCATGATTGAACGCAATAAGTTTTTAGAAAGTATTCCAGATGGATTTTTTCATGTTATTATCGATGATGGATCGCATGAATTAAATGATCAGGTACAAACTTATAATAACTTCAAATCTAAATTGAATAAAGATGGAATTTATATCGTAGAAGATATTGGTATTACTAATAGTATGGCAATTGAACCAAACTTATTAATTAACGAAATTCCAGAACTTCATCTAATTGATATGCGTTTTCCGGAAAAATATGATAACGCGCTAGCAATTTATTATGATTCAGAATCTATTCATTTTAAACATCATGATGAATATATGTTAAGTAAACATTGGGAAACAGCGCCAGAATTTACACATGAATACATTTTAAACAAACAAAGAGAACAATAATGCGAGTAGTTTTAGTAAGTAAAGGACCATCTGCGAGACATATTCCTAAGAGTGATGATTATAAAATTGCAGCATTGAATGATGCTATTATTTTATGTGAAGAAGTTGATTACTTTTTTTGTCACGATCAAGATAATATTGATATTATTGATCCAAATGAATGGAAAAAAGTTAAGAATTTTATTATGCCATATTATCCACAAAAGCGTCATCCAGGTGGATTTAGTGAAGATAATAATTATCATGTTTGGATGGATGATGTATTAAAAATTAATCCAGACTGCAAATTCCATTTTGTTGCATTAGGAGTCCATGGCATGAATGGATTGATTTGTCCTTCTGATATTCCGCATATGGGAGAAACTTACTCCGTCCTACAGACAGCAGCAACTTGGTTGGGAATGAGCGGTGTTACTGAGTTGGTAACTTGTGGTATTGATCCGGAGGGAGGTTATCACCCTATGTTTGAGCACAAGTACTTAGGAGAAAGACGTAATCAGAAGTCGGTATGGACTCCAGAAATGGCTAAGGTTACAGAAGATAAATTCCACAACATAGCTAGACAGTATAATTATACTGTTTATAGACTAATGGACGATGGAACAGCCCTGCAGTCATCATAATAATTTAAAACAAAATAATTTAAAAGCATGGAACATTTTTGGCAAAACGTAGAAGGGTACTTAGACCACTTCGACTTATATGATTTAGCTGTTAGCAAGTTTGATAAGGGAACTTTCGTTGAGATCGGAACCTTTGCCGGTCGTAGTAGTGCGTACTTGGGTACCGAGATACACAACTCAGGAAAAAAAATTAAGCTACACACTGTAGACCATTTCAGCATATCTGTCGACAGTAGTGCAAATTCTACAGACTTCTACGAACGAGTTGTGGAAACACTGAAACCACTACAACATTGCGTATCGGTTATTAAAGGCAAGTCTGTAGAGGTCTCAAAGCAGTTTGCAGATGACTCTATAGATTTTGTATTCATAGATGCATCTCACGACTATGAGAGCGTTAAGGAAGATATCGAAGCTTGGTTGCCTAAAGTTAAGGTTGGTGGTATAGTAGGAGGCGATGATTACCAATGGGAAGGTGTCATTAAAGCAGTACAAGAACTAGTACCAGATGCTAAAGCTATCGGGGTGAGAGATTCTAATTGGTTTTGGGTAAAGGAGTAATTTATGAGAATATTAAGTACATTAGCTTGTTATGCTGGTAATTCAAATCCGTATTTAAAACCAGTAGTTGAAGAATTAAAAAAAGTATCTGATGTTGTAGTATTTTCACCAGAACGCATAGATATTGATGGTGTCACCACTGAAATTCGAGATAAATCGTTAGGTCATTCTTTAGTTTTTGAACCTAGACAATATATGTTAGATCATTTAACAGAATATGATTATTTTTTATATAATGAAGATGATATACTTATCAATGCTGATTCTTTATTATATGCAATCGATGTTAATGAAAAATTACAAAAACAGAACATACAATATAATGTTGGTTTTTTAAGATTTGAATTAGAAAATGAAAAAGAAGAATTTGTAGATTTAGCTCCATATAATTCAGTTCATTTAGGCGGTAATGGCGTATCTGATATAATACGATATATAACTAAAATCAATAATGAATATTATTTCAATGCATGGAACCCGCATAGTGGAAACTTTTTATTATCACAAAAACAAATAACATTATTAACAAACGGCAATCATTTTCCGACATCAGCTGTAGCTACCTACGCTGGTATATTAGAAAGTGGCGCAACTGGCTTTAATGATGTTATTCGTAAGTTTACCCCAATACAAGATTATAAAAAGTTAATGGTACATCATATGAGTAATAAATACATATTCAATCCAGTTAAAGTTGATTGCAATTTATTAGATAATTTTTTTAAATTCTTACCAGAAGATTTACCACAATATTATTTGAATTTATAATATGATTGTTACAATTCACCAACCAAATTTTATGCCATGGTATCCATTTTTTCAAAAGATACAACAAGCAGATATATTTGTTTTATTAGGACATTGTCAATTTGAAAAAAACGGATTTCAAAATCGATTCAATATGGATGGCAAATGGAATACGATGAGCGTTAAAAAAGGATTAGAATTTATCAACACAAAACAATATATTGACGCAAAGAAAGATTGGGAACGGATTAAAAATTCTATACCAAAATATAAACATATTTTATCAGAAATGGATGATTTAATATCTGATAATTTATATCAAACGAATTCATCTATTATTCGATATCTAGTTAAAAAATTAAATATTGATACTATTATAGTAGAAGATTATGAAACAGATTTAACTTCTACTAGTAGATTAGTAGATATATGTAAAAGAAATGGCGCTACTACTTATTTAGCAGGACAAGGCGGCAAAGATTATTTAAACGAAGAATTATTCAATATTGAAAATATACAAGTAGTATATCAAGAAAATATGAATAGGATTCACACATTGGAGTATCTAAATGAAATTTCTAAATTTTAATAAAGTTTTATGTTTATCTCCGCATCCAGACGATGTAGAATATAGTATGTTAGGTACTATATTAAAATACAATGAAACTAAATTTTATTTATTGCAATTAGCACAAGGTGGCGATTGTGATGAATCAACAGGCGAACATCGATTAAAAGAAGTTGAAAATGTATGGAAAACTGCAGGATGTACTAATCTGCAAATTATAAATACATCATATAAATTTATCAAAGATATTCCAGAAGAAAATTGGATCAATTTAATTGAAACCATACTTAAGAATACAGATGAAGAATTTGATGCTATTTTTCTTCCAAATGAAACTGATTCTCATTTCGAACATAGATATGTTTCTGGTTTTGGTTCTGCATTGATTCGTAATAGTAAAATTAGTTTGATACAATATTATACGCCAAGCACGCAAGATGCATGGCAATCTAATTTATATGTAGATATTGAAACACAATATAATAAAAAATTAGAATCATTGAAAATGTTTACGAGTCAGCAACATCGTTATTATTTTACTGAGGATGTGTTACGAGCATTTCATAGTGACTTTCAATGTTCTAAAAAAAAATTACATTATGTTGAAAAATATAGAATTTTAAATTTATTTGATTGATATGGATAATTTAGTTTTTTTATTTAAGTCACACGCACCGCACGTTCATTATACTAAACAGTTAATTGAGACAACTGCAAAACATAACAAAGATAACATTCCAGTATATGTTTCGATACCAAAACATCAAGAACAATTATTTAAAGATGTACTCGGCACATCAGATTACACAATGATATTTGATGAGGATGTTATACAAGGTTCTATAGATCAAAATTGGTTTACGCAACAATTGGTTAAAATGAAATTCAGTGAAATGAATTTATGTAACAATTATCTATGGGTAGATGGCGATTCATATTTTATTCGAGATTTCTTTATCAGTGATTTTATGTTTGATGAAGAAACACCTTATACAACTATGCATGAAAATAAAGATTTATTTCAATGGATGGCAACTAAAGGAAATTTATTAGATAATGTTAAACAGTCATATGAACAAGATAGAAAAACCATAATGGATTTATTTGGACGTAAGGGTAAATTTTATGATTGGACATGTCCTAATTTATGGTCCGTTAAAGTTTTTGATCATATGAGAGAACATTATTTAGAACCAAATGAATTATCATATGAACAACTATTACAAGTAATCCCAGGAGAATTAATCTGGTATGGCGAATATGTTTTAGCATCAGAAGCTATACGATTAGTTCCATGCGAATCATGGTTCAAACCATTTCATTATTTAGAACAAATGACTGATTTTAAACAACAAGGCAATACAGAAGAAACGATTGCAAAGAATTTTTTAGGTATAGTTATGCCTAGTAAAGAAACATCTCAATTAAGATTTTAATATGTTAATAGCAACACTCAATCACAATTTACCTACATGGACAGATAATTTAGTAAATCAATTACGCCGAGATACGTACTTTGAAAAATGTGAGCTAATGGTATTAGATAATGGTTCTTCAGAATCGTTAGCACAATCGACTACACATCGTTTAGATGAAAATATATTCTTCGGCGGAGGTTTTAATGTAGTATTAGATTATTTTTTACAAACAGATCATGAGTATCTTTACTTTTTAAATAATGATCTTGTATTTCATGGTCCAGCATTCTTATCAACATCGATTCGAGAAGCTTTAGAATCAGATGCATCGGTTTATTCGCCATCGGTTATCAATGCATCGATTGATCAATGTCATTGGAAACAAATGTGGAATTGGGGTCAAGGATTACGCAACGTACGTTGGATTGATTTTCAGGCTCCATTAATACGTAGAGATATCTTAGAAAAAATAAAACAGTTTCCAAATGAATTAATATACGGATGGGGCTTAGATTTTTATGCAGGTTGTATTGCTGACCAATATGGAATGAAAACCATTGTGTCAGACAACAATACTATTGCACATATGAATTCATTAACATTTAAAGAAAACAAGATAAATATCGGAGTCTCAGAATTTTGTAGGAACGCAGAATCAAATATGAATTCGTATTTTTTGAATTCTGAATTTAATTCCTTATATTCTAATATGAGACAATACGGAGAAAACTATACAATATGATATCACTAATTATACCTAGTTACAACAATTTGCGACATTTAAAAAATGTATATGCAAGTATTCAAAAACACGCACCAGAAGCAGAAGTTATTTTATTAGATGATGGGTCAACTGACGGCACTAAAGATTGGATACAACAACAAAACTGTATTACATATAGAAGTGAAGAACGAGTGGGCCATACAATATTATATGATAAAGGTATCGAGCTCGCTACAAATGATATAGTGGGTATCTTACACGCCGATATGATTATTGGTCCTTTGTATATCGAAAATATGTTAAAGCACTTACAACCAGGGAAAGTTGTATGTGCGACCCGTATAGAACCACCTTTACACCCAGAAGGAAAAGAAAAGATCATAATGGATTTCGGACAAGACTTTGATACCTTAGATATCAATGCATTTGAAGAATTTGTTATGCATAAACAAGAAGAAGAATTAGATAAAGTAACATATGGAATGTTTGCGCCATGGATTCTTTATAAAAAAGATTTTCAAGCTATTGGAGGTCATGACCCGTTATTTGCCCCGTTCCCATATGAAGATTCAGATATCTTCCAACGTTGGATATTAGCAGGATATGAATTAATACAGAGTCGAGATGCATTTGTATATCATTTAACATGTAGAGGCCATCGATGGACAGAACAAGTAGGGCAAGATGATGATTACTTTAAACAAGTTTCAGAAAAAGCTGGCAGAAACTATTTAAGAAAATGGGGTAGCTGGATTAAAAATAACGAATGGCAGTATCCTATTATTTTACCAAAATACAATATTGCCTTCCGCGTAGAAAATTGTTCTCAAGATTTATTGCGTTTATTAGAGCCATGTTGCGATAGAATATATTCAGATGCAGAATGGATGAAATATATTACGTTAGAACAACCTAAAACTAAATATGATTTACGTAAACGATGTCATTCACTAACAGACATTGATCGATATGATTATGATGATATTGTAGTTGAAATAGACGGTAAACGATTTACTCAACAAGATTATAATTTCATAGAAAATCTATCAGCAATTATACAAGATTCGGGAGAGGTCGGTATGTTTCAATTGGGCAATTTAAAAATATCCATCATGAACATACAAGATCTTGTAAATGAACTCATTATTTGCAAGTAATCTCTTTTGTCATATATTTATACAAAAAGGGAGAATTTATGGCAAAGTTTACAGACATTTTTAAAAATTCAAATGACTTTAATGAAAAAACTATTATCGGTTTTATGTCATTTGCAGTAATGACCATTGCAATGTTTGTTGATTTAATTACCGGATATTTCGGTAATGAATTAAAATTGAATGAGTACATTTATAATTCATTCGTTGTTGTTACATTAGGTAGCTTAGGTATTGCAGGTTTAGAAAAATTTGCAGGCAAAGGAAAAGATACTACTACTGAGGAAGAATAATGAGTTTAAAAAGTTTACAAGAAAAAATTGGTGTTACGGCAGATGGAGCATTTGGACCGGGCACAATGAAAAAAGCAATGGAGTTTTATAAATTAACTCCAGTTAGAGCAGCTCACTTTTTTGCGCAAACGTCACACGAAACGGGCGGCTTTAAAGCATTTTCAGAAAATTTAAATTATTCAGCATCAGGTCTACAAGGGATCTTTGGAAAATACTTTCCTGGAACATTAGAAGAGTCTTATGCGCGGCAACCAGAAAAGATTGCCAACCGAGTGTATGCAAGCCGAATGGGGAATGGCGATGAAGCATCAGGGGATGGTTGGAAGTATCGGGGCCGAGGTGCACTACAACTCACAGGAAAATCGAATTATCAAGCATTTGCAGAATATCTTAAAAAACCAGAAATACTAGATACCCCAGATCTAGTTGCAACAACATATGCATTTGAATCGGCAATGTTCTTTTTTGATCGTAATAAACTTTGGTCTATTTGTGACCAAGGCGTTAATGATGCAGCTATCTTAGCATTGACAAAAAGAATCAATGGCGGAACTCATGGTTTAGAAGATAGAAATGCTAAAACTAAAAAATATTACCAATACGTAAAATAATATTGAGGAAATTAGTATGAGTTGTTATACAAGAGAACAAATTGAAGCTGCAGTAAAAGCCAAAGGATATGCTTGGTTTGAAGGAGCAAAAGATTTTGATGTTAACATTGTCGGAGTTAGAAATTCTGATACTGGAAATAAAGTAACCAACGCATTTGATGATTGCATCACGATTTCATATAAAGAAGGCGGCGAATGGAAATCACATTGTTGGCCTGCAACAACCGACCCGGGTAAGAAAGGTGTTCAACAATATCATAATGCAGCAGGCGTTGCTCGATTAGTAGAAGGTCAGTATAGAGGATCTCACACTTTAGGTTTACATCAAGGTAAATATGAAGCGTTAAAGCAACAAAAACCGGTTAAGGTTTATCGCGATCCAAATCGTGATTTAACTTATGATGAGAATAAAATAGCTGAAGGGGTATTTGGAATTAATATTCACAAAGCTGGAGCTGATTCAACATATGTAGAGAATTGGTCAGAAGGTTGTCAGGTGTTTAAAAAAGCAGCTGATTTTGAATCATTCATGGCTGTTTGTCGCAAAGCTGCAGCAATTCATGGTAAATCATTTACATATACGTTAATCGAATCAGCGGACATTAAATAATGAAAACAACTACATTAACAACAGTCGGTATATATTCAGCGAGTACGATAATGGCATTTATCTGCACTTATTTTTTCAACTTAGCAATGGCAAATTCAGATCAATATTTGGCATTGGTTGGAGTAGTAATGGCAGATGGCTTCTTTGGTGTAATTGCTGGAGTAAAACGAGAAGGGTTTCAAACCTTTAAAGCACTTAAAGTTTTGAAAACTTTAGTAAGTTGGATTATTTTACTTACAACGTTGTTAATGGTAGAAAAAGGATTTAAAGGGACTAGTTGGTTAAGTGAGACCGTTCTAGTCCCTTTTATTATATTTCAATTAATTAGTGCATTAAAAAATGCATCAATGGCAGGCTTCATTAAAATGGAAGCATTGAATGCAATTCTAGACAAAGTAGATCTACATAAAGGCGATCGTAAATAATTTGGATATAATCTTAATATTCCTTATTATTTATTATGAACTATAAACATTTAGCCTATTCATTTTTAATATTTTTATTTGGTCAAATCGTTGTTTGGATTCAAACAAATGGTCCATTAATTTGGCCATGGGCAAAGGAATATAGATTTTCATTGATGTTATTAGGAGTTCCAATAACGTGGGCTTTTATGGAAGCAACTAGATTATCAGTATCAGGATTTTCTGGGGCTTTTTGGCCTGGCAGATTTCTTTCATTTGTTTCCGGAATAATAATATTTACATTAATGACATATCTTTTTAAAGATGAAGGCATTAATATGAAAACAGCAATTTCTTTAACATTAGCATTCTCTCTTATTTTAGTACAGCTATTTTGGAAATAATGATATTTATAATAGATGCTAAAAGAATATCAGACACATAGTGAATTAAACCCTGTAATATGGAGAGATGGCGAATTATTGCCAAAGCTCCGTGACGGGTTTATAAAAATTGCAGAAAAATTTTATCAATTCTTAGAAATTGATGCACCAATACTCGATGTTATTTTAATTGGTAGCAATGCAAATTATAATTGGACTAAATATAGCGATATTGATTTGCATGTAGTAATTAATTACATGGAAGTTGGAGATAATTTGCATATGACAAAAAATTATCTTCATTTGAAAAAAGCTCTATGGAATCATGAATATCCATTAAAATATAAAGGCATCAATATTGAATTGTATGCACAAGATGCTAATGAAGATTTACATTCTTCAGTTGGCATTTATTCGATAACCCGGGGTAAATGGATAAATCGTCCCAAAGCTGATTTAGTATCAATCGATGATTCATTAATTCAAATGAAAGCAGAGCCATTTGAATATGAAATTACAAATTTAAAGAAGAATCATCCAAATTTAGAAAAAAGAATTCGAGAAATATTATTACGCCTTCGAAATTTGCGTCAAGCTGGATTAGAAGCTGAGGGTGAATATTCAATTGAAAATCTAGCATTTAAATATCTTAGAAATAAAGGTTTAATTGATCGTTTAAAAGAATTATTACATTTAGATACTGTAAAACATTTAACTTTTGAAAACGTTCAATTCGAGTCAGTTAGTAATATGTTAGCTAAACATGTTATGAAAGAAAAGATCATGACTACAGAAGATTGGCATCATGTAATGAAACATACTAATGCAGTTCATGATGCAATGGGTCAGTGGAAACATCCCGGCAAATGCACAATGATTCCTAGTAATCAAATTACCATGAAGCAAGTCCCACATCAAGTTTTAGGAATTGATGATACAGGACATATGCAATTAATGAAACCAGAACAGTCATATACGTTTCCAGGAACTATGGTTTTTGAAATTCCTAGAACACCGCAGTGGCAAACAATGATGATTCAATTGGTAAATAAAGTTAGAAATGGAGGACGTTATGCCAAGTAAAGGTTTAGGCGACGATATTAAAAAAATAACAAAGACAACAGGATTAGACCAATTAGCAAAACAAATTGCTCAACTGTTAAACGAAGATTGCGGTTGTGATGAACGCCAAGATTGGTTAAATGAAAAAACTAAAAATTGGCCTATTTATAAAAAAAGGAACATGAATGGCGGTAATAAATAAAACAGGTATTTCAAACGGCGGCACTATTCAAGCTGAACACATTACTAGAGCTATTGATGCATTAAGTGGTGGTACTACTGATTCAGTTATAGCTACAGGATCATTTACAGGATCATTTACAGGCAATGGTTCTGGATTAACTGGTATTACTGCTACATCTGCAGCAGGAGTTGATTTAACAAATACAACAACAGGAACTGGGCCATATTATCCAATTTTTTCATCAACTACTAGTACAGGTGCAATTCTTCGAACAGACACTTCTACATTTACATATAATGCTACAACGAATACATTAACAGTAACATCATCATATGCTGCGACAGCATCTAATTCAACAAATTTAACAGTAACAGGGCCATTAAGTGGTAGTATTACTGGTTCTAGTACTTTGATTATGAATTTAAGTACATTAGGTACATCTGGACAATTTATATTGCCAACTACGGAACCTACTCAGCCGACGCGCGGTAGTATTTATTGGAATTTTAGTACGGGTTATTTGTTTATTTATGATGGGTCTGCTTGGTTAAACGTTCAATTAACAATCGGCGGATAATAAGGATAAAAATGAAAAAATTAAATGAATGTAGTTGCGGTTGCGGAGGCGATGGCGGGTGTAATGATAATGATAGCAATTATATGTTTTTTGGCAATTTAAAAACGATTAAAAAATATGTAGATGCAATGTTAGAAATGGATGCAGACCAAGTTCAAGAAATATTAAGTAATGGACATGATTGGGCGGCAGATCATATTGCAACATCAAAAGATGATGTACAAGAAGTTGGTGATTTCTTAATGAATGAAATGCAGCATGGCCATGAAATGGATTCATATAATATGCAACAACCTCAATTTATTCCTGCAGGATTCAAAAATCATATGAAACAATTGATGCCGGAGCGTATTGAAAAAACCGAAGCAGGTTATTTTGCTACTACAGAAACAGGTAGACGCTTATCTAAAAAACCTAAATCTAAAAAAGCTGCATTAGCTCAATTAGCTGCAGTTGAAATTTCAAAACATAAAAATAAATAGTTATATGGCATATTTAAATGCAAACATACCCACGATTACATGTTTCATAAGAAATGAATTCATGTTTAATCACGAAAAAGGACACGGAGAATTCACACTCGCAGATGTGCATAGCGTAGCTTCTATACAAAAACGTACTCCATTATTTGAAACATTCTTAGAAAATGGAGTAAATTGGACTAGGCGACCTATACATGCATTTTGCTGGAAGAAAGATGCAGAAAAATTACCATTAACTGAACATGTATATTGGGATTCATTTTCATCATATATTGATGTTCAGATTAGAGAACGATTATCTGGATTGCGAGCTGATTTAATTTCTATTACAGGAGTTAAACGGCAAGGCACATATATGTTTACATTAGATTGGGCACATGAAAATAGAAATGTATTAGATACTAATTTTTCTGAAACACCAGAACACAAATGTGGGCATGTATTTAAAATGGATAATGGTAACTATTTTATTTATCCTAACAATAGAATCATATGGATGGATAATGCATGGACATACAATCGAATTGATAAAAATCCAGGTTACAAAATTGATATGACTGTTTATAGTGTTGAAGGCAAAGGAGGGTTTGAAACAGATTATTCATATATGACTGAATTCAAACAAGATAAAACAAAAAAGTAATATTTATTAATATGAAACTAATAAATTTACTTTTTGAATCAAAAGACAAAAAAGAGACTTTTGAATCATTTGCAGACACTAGAGAAGCGGGTGCTGAGAAGATTGTTGATAATGCAAAGAAAAAAGGAGGCTTAGCTCTTCTTACTTGGCATCATTTCAAAGTTAAATTGCCTTACTACAAAAAAGCTGCGGCTGGTAATTTTGATTTAGATGCAGCAAAAAAAGAATATGATGCTACATATAAAAAGATATCTACATCAATGTCTCAAATTGAATTCCAAAGAGAAGTAGGACGTTTAGAAGTTTTAGGGGAATTAATTATTCGCGAACAAAAAGGCAAATAATGATTAAACTAAAATCTATATTATCTGAAACAGCTAGTCCAAAAGCAATTGAATGGGCGAAAAAGTTTAAAACAGATTTAGGATTAACCGACGAAGCTGCAGCTGCTATGGCTGCTAATATACAACACGAATCTGGATTTATACCAGATCGTATACAAGGAGCGGGAGTAAAAACAGGTACATTAGCTGATTCTGGGGGGCTAGGATATAGTTGGGCACAATGGACATATGGCGCCAGAAAAAAAAAATTTAGAAAACATGTTTTAGATAGATTTAATGTAGATATAAAAAAGAAGCCAGCTACTGATAAATTTGCATATGATTTTTTAAAACATGAAATTATACAGTATCCGGGATTTAATTTTAATAAATTTAAACAATCAACTGATTTAGAACAGGCTACAACTGAATTTGTATCTAAATATGAGCAAGCCGGCAAACCGATGCTGAATACTAGAATTGCATTAGCAAAAGATATTTTAAATGCAATTAAACCAAAACAATCAAAACAAAAAACATCATTGCCTGGTTCGGAATATATGACTATAGGAAAAACATTGTATCCTAGGAATACTTCGAAACATAATTATGCAAATGTTCGAACCGAACCCATAGTTAATAATGGATGGATTAATAATATTATTACAACTATAGAATGGCCTAATCCGGTAGGCGTAGCAAAAGCAAAGAAAACCGATGAGCGAATGATGACTTGGTATTATGTTAAATTACCTAAAAATATAAGTTTACTTCATGATTATGGTTGGGTTCGATTCGATGCAGTAACTATTGATAAAAATTCTAAATTCGTATAATTTGGATAATTTGAATTAATTATATATTATAAGTTATGAATCAGAATTTCATAGAACGTTTATTTGTAGATTCCATTAATATTATGCAAACCGATAAGTGGGAATGGCCTGATCATTGGGATCGAGAAAGACGTTTAAAATTTTTAAATGAGTCATTGCGATTCGCAGAAGATCGAGAATTATTTGAACAATGTGCAATTATTAGAGATGTCAAAGAAAGTTTACACGAAATCTAATAGAGGACCGCATCATGTAATTCTATTCAATGACGATCGAATAACATTTGATCACGTTGTTGATTGTTTGATGTCATATTGCGATTATAATGAGTTACAGGCATATCAATGTGCAGTAATTGTAGATCAAGCAGGGGAATGCTCAATATTTACAGATACATATGATGAATGTATTCAAGTTAGTACGTTATTAAATAAATCTAAATTAAAAACGATAGTTAAAAAATATAAAAAGAAATGATTACTTTTTTTATAAAAATTCGTATAGGTATACTTCATGCTACATATCATAGAAACATGAAGAAAGCAGATATTGCAAGAACTAATCACGATATAGTTTCCTTTAAAAAGTATATTTACCAAGCTGAAGATGCTTGGCGTAAAATAGTTATATTAACAAATAAAATAAAAACAAATGGGTAGAAAATCTGCACACACTGGAGAGTCTCCAAAAGATCGTTCGATCAATATCATGGATAAGTTCATAGCAAAAAATATGAACCGCGAAAAACATCAACCATTTAAATCTGCTAGAAGAAAAGATCCAGATATTCCAATTCATATGTGGCCTTTGAAAGATCAAATCGAATATTGGGAAAATCGTACAGATGCAGATAGATTTGACGATGCTTACCCGGTATATTCATTTTGGATTATAGAAGTTCAAAAACAAACAAAAGTACATTCATCATTTTTTACGGATCGAGCAATGAAACTAAAAGATTTGTTGCAACAAATGTATGATGAAAAAACGATGCCTAAAGATGCAGTTACTGTTCTCCGAAAACATGGAGTTTACTAATGGAAGAAAAACAATATAAGTATGTATATGGAATTGGTAAAACAGCCTTAGATATTCCTGAAAGCGAAATTCGTTATGCAATGGATAATACAAAATCTAATGCAGAAGCCGCTCGCTTTCTTAAAGTATCATTTACTACTTATAAAAAGTATGCTCGTATGTATACAGACCGAGATTCGGGTAAGACGTTGTATGAGCTACATAAAAATCAATTTGGAGTAGGAATTCCTAAAGATGTTCAAAAAGCATCGAAAGGAATCTATTCGATTGATAATATATTGTCAGGCAAACATCCTAATTATCCTTCATGGAAGCTTCGCAATCGATTGTTAGCATTGGGAGTATTCAAAGAAGAATGTTCTAGTTGCGGTTATAGCGAACGAAGAATAACTGATGATACTGTCCCGGTATTATTAGATCACATCGACGGAGATGAAACAAATCATCAATTGGATAATCTACAAATGTTATGTTTGAATTGTTACTATCAGCAATCAGGTAATCCATATAATGTTGACAAAGAAACATATTGGAATTACAATTTGCTTGAGTGATATTTATTAATATGATATCTTTAAAAAAGTTAATTGTAGAAGGTCGATATGATAGTTTAGTTACTACATTGTCTCGTAAACTATTACAAATAATCAAAGACAGTTATGCTTGTACTAAAGATCCAGAGGGATTCTTCGGCGGAGAAAAGATATACTTTAAAAAAGGCGAAGAAGTTCCGCATATTGAAGACTCAAGCCAAATAGATCATATTTACTTTGAAGAAGTAGAGAATCCAGATATTCCATTAGATTTTTATTTGACACTTAAAGTTCAATGGATTGAAGGTTTAGATGATGTACACGTAGGCGGAGATGCATATAATGAAACAAAACGAGGTGTTGCTGATGCTGCACCATTAATTGAAATTCGTTTTAAATTAGATCCTGCAGATTATCCTAAAGTATTATCTGAAATTGCATTTGATCTTCGTGACACACTTCGTCATGAAATTGAACATATCACGCAAAGTGGATGGAATACAATAGATTCAAAATATATTCCGTCAGACCAAGCAATGCGTAATAAAATTGAATCAGGCAAATTACCGCCAGCTCGATACTTTACATTACCAAAAGAAATAGATGCAATGATTCAAGGGTTGTATTTGCGAGCTAAAAAAACACGTACGCCTTTTAAACAAGTTGTTGATAATTATTTAAATATATGGGTTAGCAATCAATCTATAACCGAAATAGATAAACAAACTATCTTAAAGGTTTGGAGAGAACGTTTACCTAAGCTAGGAATTCGTCAGGAGATATAATGATCCGTTTGCAAGACATAATGAATGAAGATTTGCGCCGCTGGGTTAAAGAAAAGTGGGTTGATCAACATGGACGTCCTTGTGGTAATGATAAAACCAAAGGTGTAAAAAAATGTCGTCCTAGCAAAAAAGTTTCTAAAGATACTCCTAAAACATGGAGTTCATTTGATAAAAAAGAAAAGGATTCATTAGTAGCACAAAAGCGTAGAGTTGGTATGGGTAAACGTACTCCTAAAGCTGAAGCAGTTATTGATGAGGAGAAAAAAGCAAAACGAGATGCATGTTATCGCAAAGTTAAAGCTCGTTACACACGCAATGGAGGAACATGGCCGTCAGCATATGGTTCATTGGCTCTCTCAGCTTGTCGTAAAAAAGGTGCTAAGAATTGGGGTAACAAAACAAAAAATGAAGAATTAGAAAAGGAATCCATGGAAGAAATGTCTATTTGTACAGAATGTGCAATTGCAATGATGGAAGATATCAAAGCTGGTAAGTTTGATGTAATAACAGAAGCAGAATACCAAGGTCGCAAAGTTCAATTAGGTAAACCAATGCGTGGCGATGTAAAAAAATTCAAAGTCTACGTTAAGAATGAAAAAGGCAACGTTGTAAAGGTTAACTTCGGCGACCCTAATATGAGAATTCGTAAGAGCAATCCTGCACGTAGACGTTCATTTAGAGCTAGACACCGTTGTCATACAGCCAAAGATAGAACATCAGCAAGATATTGGTCTTGTCGTAAGTGGTAATTTGGATCTTTGTATCCTTTTTCTTATATTTATGTCATGGAAAAGATAGAAGTAACAATGCAGGAAATTTGGCAAGCTACTCGTCCTATCGTGCATAAAAATAAAAAATCATATTCTCGCAAAAAGAAACATAAAAAGTCTGACGAAAGGTTGGATTCGTAACTCTTATTTCATATAATATAGAAAATAAAGAGTTATGAAAAACAAGACAATTGGTGTGCCAACCTTAGTAAATGGCAAACAAAGAATCATCGAATTAGGTACTAACGTAGACATCACGGATAAGTTCCGCGGCATCATGATTAGTCATGCATTTGCAAATGATGAATTATTAGTATTAGATGAATCCACGGGTCGTGCTAAGCGAGTAGCTCGAGAAGGCGAAATCCCAACACCGGAACCCGTAATGGAAATCAAAAAAGAATTAACACCAGAGTTGCAATTAATTAACAATGCTCACAAAATCAAACCAGCATCATTAGAAATGTCTGATGTTAAATGGAAGTATTTAGTTCGTAGTGCAGTCCGCGGAAAGAACATAATGATGGTTGGTCCTGCAGGATGTGGTAAGACACAAGCAGCAAAAGATTTGCCAGTAGCAACCAATCGTCCTTTCTTTTATTTTAACTTGGGTGCAACTCAAGATCCTAGAGCAACCCTTATCGGCAACACTCACTTCAAAGATGGCCAAACCACTTTTGACGAGTCTGCCTTTGTGAAAGCAATTCAAACCGAGAATGCAGTTATCCTTATGGATGAGTTGTCTCGTGCGCACCCTGAAGCTTGGAACATCTTGATGACAGTATTAGATGAAGGTCAGCGTTACCTTCGACTTGATGAAGATATTAATGCTCCATTAGTAACCGTAGCTCCAGGCGTATCTTTTATTGCTACAGCAAACATCGGTACCGAATATACATCGACACGCGTATTAGACCGTGCATTGATGGACCGTTTTGAAATTATTGAAGTAGATATTCTTTCTTTATCTCAAGAAGAAGACTTATTGACACGTCGCTTCGGAGATTCAGTGTCTGCAAAAATGATTCATGCAGTTGCAGACATTGCAGATGCAACACGTAAAGAATGGAGATCAGAAGAAGGCAAACTTACCACAATGGTGTCCACTCGTATGACGGTGCGAGTATGCGAATTGTTAGCAGATGGCTTCTCTTTAACTGAGGCAGCAGAGGTAGCAATTCTTCCATTCTTTGATGCATCAGGCGGTTCTGACTCTGAAAGGACGTTTGTCAAGCAGATCATCCAGAAGCATATGGCAACTGAGATGAATGACATCTTCAATACAGGAGATGTTTCAATGGATACGGAACCAACGCCATTTTAATTTTTCATAGCTCGAAAAGGGAGGCGAGAAATTGCCTCCTTTTTTACTGTTCTGGTTGGATAATTGAAATGAATTTCATATAATATATAAAAATAAAAGAGCTATGAGTATTATCGACAAAATCATTAATGGCAAGTATACAAGCAATCAAGCATCTAGCTTTTGGATGGATGACTTTGATACAGATTTCAAACGCGAGTCTGGTGTTGATTATACTAAATTAGCAGCAACTCAACGAGCAATTGGTAACTTTGTTAATATTGTTACCGGCAAACAAATTCCAGTAGTATTTCAAAGTTCAGATAACAGCTATACAGATGGTGAGCGAGTTGTTATTGGCACTAAATTGGATAACGACAATTTTGATTCTGCAGTAGGATTAGCATTGCATGAAGGCTCGCATATTGCATTAACAAACTTTGATATATTCAAACGACCAGATGGTAGCCATGCATATAGCTTAAACCAAACACAAATGGCTGAGCGTGTAATGCTTCGTGGATTAGATCCAGATATGCAAATGACCAATGAAGATTATGCCATCATCAAAGATCTTTTAAATTGGATTGAAGACCGTCGCATTGACTTTTATATCTATAAGACAGCTCCTGGATACCGTATGTATTATGAAGCAATGTATGATAAGTATTTCAATGACAAAGTAATTGACAAAGCTCTTAAGAAGAATGAAAAAACGCAAGAGACTTTAGATGATTATTTATTCCACATCATTAACTTCACTAATCCAAATCGTAACTTGTCAGCATTAGAAAGGCTCCGTGAAGTATGGAACCTTATTGATTTGAAAAATATCGATCGTTTGAAATCAACTCGTGATGCATTGGATGTTGCTATTGATGCTTATGTTATTATTAATAAGGCGGCTAAAGAAGCTGAGCAACAACAGCAAACACAAATAGCTGCAGCAAGCGATAGTGCTGGCCAAAGTGGTGATGGCGATGGTGATCCTGGAGATGATGGTGTTGAAGTTGGTCCAGAAGCTAGCGATGAAGAAGGAGACAATGGCGTTCCTGCTAGCGCTAGCCAATCTCAATTATCAAGCAGAGAGCAAAAGCAATTGGAAAAGGCAATTGAGCAACAACGAAAATTTGTGAATGGTACCGTTAAAAAGACAGGTAAGCTCACAAAGACACAAGCATCCACAGTAAATGCTATCCGAGAAGCCGGCACAGAGACAGTGCAAGTAGCAACAGGCGCAGGTGAAACTGACATTGTTGATGCTATTGTTATCAAGAAGTTTACTCCTGGTATCACAGCAGCAATGCCTGGCTTGTTTGCTTCGTATGCAGACGATTACCTAACCGGTACGAAAAGTTATGCAGAAGATGTATTAAAAGACTCATACAGAACTCGAGGCATACACGAAACGGATCAAGCAGTATTGCGAGGCATTGTATTAGGCAAGCAATTAGGTAAAAAGCTTCAGCTTCGTAATGCAGATCGCAGCTTGAAAAGTACACGACTTGAGACTGGTAAGATTGATAGACGATTGATTTCTCAATTAGGATACAATAATGCAAATGTATTCCACCGCATTGTAACAGATCGTTTCAAGAATTATTTCATTCACATTTCAATTGATGCATCTGGATCAATGGGTGGACCTAAATTTAGAAATGCTCTTACCTCAGCAGTAGCAGTGGCGCAGGCAGCATCTATGACGACAGGTATCCGAGTGCAGATTTCATTGCGAGGTACATATACCTTTGATAATGCCGGCGAACGCGCAGTAACGATTTATGCATATGATTCTGCAAAGGATAAGATGAACAAGATCCGCACAATGTTCCGTTACTTGGATGTCTATGGATGTACCCCAGAAGGCATTGCTTTCAAGAGTATTGAGAAATACATCAAAGCTGATGCAAAGGGTGATGAATGCATCTTTGTGAATTACTCAGATGGTGAGCCTACAAGTGTTAGAGGTACAGGACATTATTACAATGGTGTTGACTTTACCCGTCGAGTAGTTAATAACTTCCGCGAAAATGGAATCAATGTAGTTAGTTACTTTATCAAAGACGGCTACATGTATGAATCGACAGTAGACAATTTCCGCAAAATGTATGGACCTGATGCTCAATTCATTAATCCAGAAAGCATGACCGAAGTATCAAAAACTTTGAATAAAAAGTTCTTGGAAATTGCAATCTAAATATTTATATTAAATAAAAGTTATAAAAAAGGATAAGTAAAGTTATGGCAAAACAAATCGAATTCAATTCGGAAGCCCGCATGAAACTTAAAGCGGGAGTAGATGCATTAGCAAATGCAGTTTCAGTAACATTAGGACCTAAAGGCCGCAATGTAGTAATCAATAAACAATTTGGTGCACCGCACGTTACTAAAGATGGCGTTACCGTTGCAAAAGAAGTTGTATTGAAAGACCCCATTGAAAATATGGGTGCTCAAATGGTAAAAGAAGTAGCTTCTAAAACGGCAGATATAGCCGGAGACGGAACTACAACAGCTACTGTTTTAGCTCAGGCATTAGTTAGAGATGGACTTAAGAGTGTAGCAGCAGGTGCAAATCCAATTGACCTTAAACGAGGAATGGATGCTGCTGTCGGAAAGGTTATTGCCACACTTAAATCAATGTCTCAAGAAGTAGGTGTTGATGTTGAAAAAGTAAAACAAGTTGCAACGATTTCTGCCAATAATGATGAAACAATTGGTGGTCTTATTGCAGAAGCAATTCGAGTAGTAGGACGAGATGGTGTTATTACCGTTGAGGAAGCAAAGGGTACTGAAACTGAAATTAAGACAGTTGAAGGTATGCAATTTGATCGTGGTTATCTTTCTCCATATTTTGTTACTAACCAAGAGAAGATGACAGTAGAAATGGAGAATCCATATATTCTTCTTGTAGATGGCAAAGTATCTTCGATGAAAGAGTTGTTACCAATTCTAGAACCAGTAGTTCAAACCGGACGTGGGTTATTAATTATTGCAGATGATGTTGATGGTGATGCATTAGGTACGTTGGTTGTTAACCGCATTAGGGGAGCATTGAAAGTAGCAGCAGTAAAAGCACCGGGCTTTGGAGACAAACGCAAAGCGATGCTTGAAGATTTAGCTATTTTAACAGGCGGTACTGTTGTCTCTGAAGATACTGGATACACATTATCCGAAGTTGGAATGGAAGTGTTAGGCAGTTGCGAAAAGGCTGATATCACTAAAGACAAGACAACTATTATCAATGGTTATGGTGAATCGGAAGCAGTTCAAAAGCGTATCGAACAAATACGAGTTGAAATTGAAAATACAACTTCTGATTATGAAAAAGAAAAACTTCAAGAGCGTTTAGCTAAACTTGCAGGAGGTGTAGCAGTATTATATATTGGTGCAGCAACTGAAGTTGAGATGAAGGAAAAGAAAGACCGCGTTGATGATGCATTGGCAGCAACTAGAGCAGCAGTCGAAGAAGGCATTGTTCCAGGCGGAGGAGTAGCATTGATTCGTTGTTCTAGTTCATTGAGAGGTCTTGCAAAAAATGTTGATGAATCAGCAGGCGTCGATATCGTAAGAGATGCATTAGCAGCACCACTCAAACAAATTGTTACAAATGCTGGCGGTAATGGTGATGTAGTAGCTCACTTTGTTGCAGAAGGCAAAGAAGCATATGGTTACAATGCTCGTACTAATGAGTATGGTGATATGATTGAAATGGGTATTGTAGACCCAACTAAAGTAACCAGAACGGCAGTAGAAAATGCAGTATCTATTGCATCGATGGTATTGATGACTGAGTGTGTAATTGTTGATGAACCATCTAAAGAAGATGATGTGGCAATGCCACCTATGATGTAATCATGAAGACGTTCGCGAAAAAATATTTCGAAGTTGGGCCGGTGGAAGATATCCATCGGTCCATGGACGTTGTAACATATGTATTACATGAAGCAGACGATTACGGAATAACAGTTGAAGTAGTTACAGAAGCATTACGCGTAATGAAAGAAAATCCTAAAATGCAAATATCAGACGCAGTTGTTTTAGGTTTAGAAAAATATATTAGATGAAACCAGTATATAAACATGGCGATAATGCATACATTGTATTAGATCAAAAACTAATATCTCATTTTGCAAAAAAATTAGATGAAGAACCTGATATGGATCATGTACAATTATATATGCAATGGCGTAACTGCGATCATGTATTACGATCGAATACTCACTTTTTATTTTGTGAAACAATAAAAGATGCTGAATATGTTGAAATGGACAAGTCTAGTGATATTGAGTGCTTGGATAATTGAATTATGCTGGCTCGGATATCACGTAATAAAGTATAAAAATGAAAATTAGATTTTACTCGCACAACACCATGGGAGGTGGATTTACGCAAATGGCTCTTTGGCCTACATTGTTTATAACACATAACAAAATATCCCGCAATGTAAGATTGCTTTGCTTAAGTGCTAGCATATTGTTTTGGGATCTTGGTTTCACCGTAGAATGGTCAAAATGAATAATATAGAACATGACTACCTAAAATTACTCCACGACATTTTAACTAATGGAGTAAAAAAACAAGACCGCACGGGTACTGGTACTCGTTCAGTATTTGGAAGACAGATTCGACATGATATGAGTTTAGGCTTTCCTCTATTGACTACAAAGAAGATGCCATTTAAAACAATTGTAACTGAATTGTTATGGTTCCTTCGCGGTGATACAAACATCAAGTTTCTTGTTGATAATAATTGTCATATTTGGGACGGAGATGCTTATAAGAATTATTTAGAAGAAACCCAACATGAAGCATCTTATACAAAAGAAGAGTTTATCAATCTTATCAAAACTGATAAAAATTGGGCAATGGTATGGGGTGAGTTAGGACCTATATATGGATATCAATGGCGCGATTGGGGAAGTCGATACGAAACCAACCGCATATTAGGTACACGTATCAAACGCAAACCGGGCATTGATCAAATACAAAAACTAATACAAGATCTTAAAACAAATCCAGACTCAAGACGATTGATGGTTAATGCTTGGAATGTAGGTGAATTAGACCAAATGGTTCTCCCACCTTGTCATTACGGATTCCAAGTTTATACAAGAGAATTGAGTTTAGAAGAGAGATATAAAATAGTATTTCCAATATGGAAAGAAAAATATGGTCCATTAGCTGATATGATGGTTCCAACTAATATAGATAACACACCTTATAAAATACCAACAAGAGCAATTTCTTTAATGTGGAACCAACGTTCAGTAGATACGCCACTTGGTTTACCATTTAATATTGCTTCTTATGCTTTATTGTTAGAAATGTTAGCTCGAGAAACAAATATGGTTGCAGATGAGTTGATTGGCAATTTAGGTGACTGTCACGTTTATTTAGATCAGCAAGATGGTGTTCGAGAACAATTAACACGCTCTCCAATGGCTTTAGGACAGTTGGTTGTGAATGATGAATTCTGGAATCCGGATATGAGTTTGTTTGATCAAATTGAACATATTCAACCTACGGACTTTTATGTTGAAGAGTATCAATCGCATCCAGCAATTAAATTCCCTTTATCAAATTAGATTATGAATTTTAAAATAAATAAAAATCCAAATCCTAGATTCTACGTTGTAGATGATTTCTATGAATCTCCATCTCTTGTAAGAGACTTTGCATTGCAACAAGCCTATTATGAAGATCAAGGAGCAGTAGGGTTAAGAACTTCAGAACAATTTCTATTCGATGGATTGAAAGAACGTTTCGAAGAAATCATTGGGCGAGAAATACCTAATCATAATGAAACGGGGTTTGGTTGGTATGATAAAGGTATTAATGGTAGATTTCAATCATGTAAAGCAGGCGTGCCATCAGTATTTCATTGTGATACTCAAAAATGGGCCGGAGTTATTTATTTAACACCCGATGCTCCGCCTCAAGCAGGTACAAGTTTTTATAGACATAAAGAAACTAAAAAAAGACATTCGTCTGAAATTAATTGGGAAAGGGGCGAAGGATTAAAAGTATTTAATCAACATACCTTCTTAGATGCATCACCTTATGAACGAGTAGATATGGTTGGAAATGTTTTTAACCGCTTAGTTATTTTTGATGGCAATTTAATTCATTCAGGTCATGATTACTTTGGATGGGATATTGCGTCTAGTAGATTATTTCAAATATTTTTCTTTGATTAGATTATGGAATTATTAAATACACATCCTATTAAAAAAAGCGATTTAGGGTTTCATGGAAATCTATTTGGCGGTAAATTATTGAGTTGGATCGATGCATCAGCTGCAGGATATTCAATGCAATTATGTGATACACCCCGCATGGTAACAGTATCAATCGATCAATGTAACTTTGAACGTCCTGCAAAGGAATCGCAGTTATTAAAGATATATGGATATCCTAAACGAGTTGGCAACACTTCAATGACATTGTACATGGAAGCCCGAGCACACAATGTTTATACTGGCAAACAAGATTTAGTATTAAAGACTCATATAACATTTGTTCAAATTGATGAAGGTGGCAATTCAATTCCATTGGGCGAAAAAGCTAAAAAACGAATAATGGATATGTTAGAAAGTAAATAATTTATCTTTCCTGTTTGATATTTATTATTGAACATTAAAAAAGGAGAGAATAAATGAAAAAACTAACAAGTTTATTAACAATCCTTGCTGTTACATTAATTACATCAGTTACATTAGCCCAAGCACCTATAGCACCAGGTAATGGTATTTATGGTTTAATCCATGCAGAATATCAAGTGGCACCAACATCGCAAGGAACAACTACTGCAAACATTACGTTGCAGAACACTACATTAACAAAATACACTGCAACACAATTCCGGGTATTTTATGACAATGTAGCATTTACAAATGCAACGGTTGCATTAATTGGTTCAACTACGAACTTAGATTTACAGTATGTAACTAATACTGCAAATGGTTATATTACAATTACTTTAGTATATACGGGTGCGTTATCTACATATACTTTAGCTAATGGGGAACGATTTGCAATTACCTTTACACACGCAGCCCCAGCAATATTTAATAACTTAGCATCAATTACGCCATTGACTTGGACAGGAACTCAAACCTTCCAACAATATGCTGCAACTGGAGCTGGTATTGATACTACATTGAATTTGCATAACTATGGCGGTGAATTCATTTTACCTACATTTACATTTGCAGGAACATTTACTAACGTAACTGGTACTGGTGCTAAAGATTTACCATTAGCATTACAAACTCGTCCAGCCGGCGGATCTACTTGGACTCAACATTCAACTTATTTAACTGATGTGAATGGTGATTTTGATTTCACAGTTAACTTAGATACAACTTATTGGGATGTCCGTTTAGCAATTCAAGGTGATACAATGGGAGTAGGTAACATTATTTCTGCTACCGATGCACAATTAATTAATCAATGGGTATTAGGGCAAGGAACAATGACTGGCTTTGATTATTATGCAGCAGACGTAAATGAATCTGATAATGTTACAATTACAGATGCATATGGCGTATTTAGTCGTGTAGCTGGCAACTTTACTCAATGGCCGAACAACGTTAAAGATATTAAATTCTTTACCGCAACAGAATTTACAACTATTGATGGTTCTGCAACTAATTATACATCAACTATCCCAGGTGTAACTAACTTCACTTATGAGATTATTGCAGGTCAACCTTCATCAGTAACATATTATGTAGCTGTACCGGGTGATGCAAATGGTACTGGTTATCATATGGCACGTATGACTCCGATTGATATTTTAATTGATCCTACTCCAGGTGTACCATCTCAGATTTATAATGTTATTGATAATACAGTTGAATATGATTTTCCAACTACATCGATCGAAGTAAATGTACCTTATTTGTCAGTGCAAGCTGGTAACTTGGTTGATATTCCAGTAACAGTTTACACAAATGGTGTAGAACTTAATTCATTGCAATTTGGATTTGATTATGATGAAACGGTATTAGAATTTAAAAACTTGTATTCAACATCAGCAGCAATGAAATGGTTAACATATGTTAATCCTAATGACGGAGAAATTCATTGGGGCGGTTATGATGCTACTGGTAATAATCCATTACAAGACAATACGGAAGTAGTTCGTTTACAATTCTTAGCATTACAACCTCAAGCTGCTTGGACAGAATCTCCAATTTGGACAACTGAAAAATATGCTGGAAATACTGCGTCTAAAGACCTTGAGATTACTCCGACAAACGGTATATTGCAAGTAGTTAAAAGTTCAGTAGGCGGGGTTATTGATTTAAATACTGTTGAAATTTATCCAAATCCAGTAATAGATGATGTAACAATCACATTTAATGTAGAAAACGCATCTGCAGATGCACAATTAGCAGTTTATGATTTGCAAGGAAGAAAAGTTGTAACAATATTATCAGGTCAGCTTCCTGCAGGACAATACACATATGTTAAGAATTTAGGACGATTAGCTCCTGGAATGTATGTATTAAGTTTGTCTACTGAAACAAATGGCCCGATAGTAGAAAAATTAATAAAGGATTAATATGTCAGAAGAAATGAATGATGGATCATGGGGTGGTCTTAAGAAGACTATCGTTGGAACATTAGGCACGGTTGTAGCTGGTGGCGGAACTTGGTTAGGTGTAACTTTATTCGGTGGGCACGAAGACGAGCCGAAAGAAGAAACTAAAACGGAGCAAGCTGCTCCGGCACCTGTAGTTGTAAATGTACAACAAAATCAAGAAAACAAACAAAAGGTTGATAATAGCGGTAGTAACAAACGAACAGTTATTTATGAAAATCATCCGCCAAAGGATATTACCGAACCTGAGAAACCTAAAAAAGTAGAAGAAGAGTCATGGTAAGATTACTTCCATTATTATTATTTGTGTTAGGGCTGGCTTCTTGTAAGTCAGCCTCAGCACAAGGTATAGGATCTGTTAAGACAGAACAATACCAAGCTGAGTTTGAAAAGAAACAAAGCATTGATGCTGTAGCTGATTATGATGGTGCAGTACAAATTCCAATTCAGGTATTGAAAATTGGAATTAATGAAGAACTTTATGAAATGTATCCTGAACTTAAAGATAAACGAGTAGGTTTGGGTGTTGCAAACATTGTGTTAGAATATTTAGAATATACTAATCGCTTTGTGTTTACTGAAGAAAAAGAAGAAATTAAGCAACGAATGATTGCTCAAGATAAAGCATCTGATAAAGGTATATCGCAAAATAAAATTGATGTTAAAGGCAATGTTATATTAGCTAAATACTTTGTATACATTGAAGTATATGATTTTTCAGTATCAGAAGATGAAGTAGTTAAAATAGATGGCAAGCAAACTGTTACTCAAACAACACGTTTAGGTTTGCAAGTTAAATTTGTCGATGCTGAGACTGGCCAGGTGATAATGGGTTCGGGTTTAGGTGAAGCAAGCACAGTAAAAATGTCATCAATTTTAGGAGATGTAACAGATGAAGTTAAGTTCAATCAATCTACCATAGGTATCAGCACCAAAAAAGCACTTGAGACGGCTTCAAGTCGAATTGTTAGCAGAATGATTACCAAAGGTATATTTACGCATTGAGACTTAAATTATTCATATTAATATTTATTAGTGTATTTGTTAGTTTAGCATATGCACAAACCTATAATTATAGTTACACAGATCCCTGCACAGGAAACCTTAAAACAATAATTGTACCAATTAATGGCGATGTAACAGTTGGCTACTATGGAGAAATTGGAACATTTAGTTACGCAGATTTCACTGATGGCACATTTGAAACATGGACTAGTAACATATTTGATCAATATGGTCAAGATTCTCCATGTGCAACAATTGTAGGTATCGGTACTGCAGTTACTGTTACTCAAAATACTACATTCACTGTATTAGGTATTTTGAATTCACTATCAGCAATTGCAGACATTGCAAGTAGCGGAACATCAAATATATTAGGCGGATCAATTGGATCAATAAGTAATGGGTCCGGATCTGAAGGTAATAACGACAATAAAGAAAACAAGGATAAAAATGGCAACGACAATGGCAATAATAACAGTAATGCTAATAATAGCAATAGCAGTAATGTCAATGGTGGCAGTAATGGCAACCAGACGTCAGGACAAGCTAACGGCGAAACTGTACAAGGAACATCATCAGAGACAACAAGCACAGAAAATCCATCAGGAAGTGAAGGAACAAGTACAGAGGGGTCTGCAGCGGAACAAGGAAATGTTGGAGGCACAGGGCAAGAAAGTGGTACCGAAACCACATCCGGAGAGCAAACAACTAGTGTTGGAGGAAGTGGTTCGGGATCAGAAACCGGTAGCCAAGAAACACAAACCCAGACGCAAGAACCGTCAGAAGGCGAAGGCAAAACAAATATAACACAAGGTGCTACTACTACTACAAAGAATGCTCCAAGCAAATCAGAGGGAGGGAAACCTAGTGTAGTAGCATCTAGTGACTTTGTTGGGTTCAACTTTAGAAACTCGGAAGTACGAACTGGTGCAAAAGCAACTGGCGGTTATACTGCTTTGCGTTGGGATGGTCAAAGAAGTTGGGGTGCATTAGCAGATTACACTACGGCGCTCAAAGGACCAAATATTACAGGATTTTATGCATGGATCAAACCAAAGTCAGTAACATTATTATCAGGTACTGCTACAATTGGGTTTGATGGTAACAAATCATTGTATGGTACAATTGCAGCAGGCCAAATGTTTACGTTTAAGAAAGCTCCTAAACTTAAAGCAGTATACATGGGAACCGTATCATATGGTCAAATATTTCGAGAACAATTTATCGGAACAGCTGTAATTGCAGGTGCAATGTATGATCTTAAATTGGGTAAACGATTTGATTTAAAACTTATGAATTTATTTGTATATGCTCCATATGTTTCTTATTACAATGATATAGTGTTAGCATCTCCATATGTAATGCTTCCATCAATTGGTACGAATGTTAGAATCACAAAACGATTTAAATTCAATATCAATGCTGGAGGAGCCTGGGACTTGAAAACGGCAGCACTTAATTATACAGTGACAATGGGTACGAGGATAATGATAGGACAATAAATGAAATGGATAGTCGTTATACTGCCAATATTGGTTAATTTTACTGCGTTTGCACAAAGTACGTTGTGCTCTAGTTACCCTACCACTTTTTGCTGCGAATATGTTTCAAGTGTAACTATTAATGGACAAACTTATGCTGGTAGTACTGGATATGCTGCATCATCAGGTGGTACTGGCCCAAATGGTTATTATAATTATACTAATTCAACACCTGTTCCGACAATTAATGCTGGCCAGAATATTTCTATTTCATACACTGCACAAACAAATGGCAATTATATGGAGTATTTTAAACTTTGGGTTGACTTTAATGGCAACGGAGTCTTAAGTGACCCAGGCGAACAAGTTTATGCTTATAATGTTGCTTGGACTGGAACTAAAACAGTAACATCGACATTTCAAGTTCCTACTACAGTATATAATGGACAAGTTTATATGCGATTCATGATGGTGTATGCAAATGTGCCTGCTTTATGCGGTAGTTATGCATATGGTAATACGTTTGATTTTAAAACAACTATTACCGGTGCAGTTGACCCATATAATCATTCTGGCGTTGTTTATGGGTCTGAAGGAACTGGAATAGCTAATGTTCCAATTAAACTTTATAAAAAATTAACTTCAGAAACATCATATTCATTGCATGGTACGTACACAACAAATGCATCCGGGCAATATTCAATAACTACAAATTTAAATGCAAATTTATATAATTTTCAACTAGTTGTAGATGCATTAACAGTTAATAATCCTGCAATTGCAGATGCATTATATTTCAATCAAAAAGTTCTATCAAATAATTTTATATCAAAAGATTATTATCGTATGAATACAAATGGAGATCTCCGTTTAACTATTACAGATGTATATTGGATTTATAAAAAAATATTAGGAAGTGCGTGGTTAGGTAGTACTCCTATCTACCGTTTATTCACACAAACACAATGGAATGTTATTAATACATCTACTAGCAATATGACAGGAACGTATCCCGGCGTTCAAAGTTTAACCATAACAAATCCAACAAACAGCGGGACGACAAACATTTATTTTATAAGGACAGGCTATGCAAATTAAACTATTAATTATTCTTTTATTCCCGTTTGCTTTTTTAGCACAACCAAATCTTACTATCGATAAGAAGTATTACAAAGTAACTTACTCACAAAAACTTAAACAACCTTTAACAGTTGATTATGGCATAAGAACTAGAGAATGCACTGCAACGCGCTCAGGAATGGAATTTTATGCTGAGAAAGGTGTAATTACTAGTAGCAATGTAGATTATGCAAACAATGAATGGGATAAAGGACATATGGCTCCAGCAGCAGACTTTTGCTATAGCAGAGATGCAATGCTATCAACCTTTTCATATGCTAATAGTGCTTTACAACATTACAAACTCAATCGAGGAGTGTGGAAAGAATTAGAAGCAGCAGAAAGAGTTTGGGCTACAAAAGATTCTATCATAGTTCATATTGATGTGATATTTGATGCTAATCCAGCAAAGACTCCAGGAGGCGCATCAATACCAAAAGCATTCCGCAAGACAATTACATTTTATTCAACGGGCAAGAAGTTGGTATATGAATTTCCAAATGTACCTCCAACGCAACCATTACCTAAGTATTTAATTAAAGGCAAACTATGAGATGGTTATTAACGGCACTATTGTTTTCTTCATTGAGCTATGCACAATGTGTTACAGTAGATACAGTTTATTCAACTGCTAAGTTAAGAGAGTTAGGAAATCGAGATATTCGGTTTGGAGTAAAACAAATTGCAGAAGAAGAATTATCAGATCGATATTGTATTGCCGATGATGGCGATGCTGTACGAGTTGAAGTATTTTATTTTGGAATACCTAAGTATACAATACGTATTGTAGGAGTTGAAAGAACCAATCAAGTAACGCAAGTAGGAGTACGTTTGTATTATAAAGGCAAATGTTATGAAGGCATCGGCGAATCTGATACAGAGGTAAGGGCTGTTATGATTGAATTAGTAGATAATAAAGTTCCATTTGATAAGATGACAGTATCATCTGCACTAAAGAAAGCTATCCATGAAGCTGTTAGCAATATGCCTTAGTTTCATTCCATTCATTGCATTTAGTCAAATACGTATTGATGATGTAGGAGATGGTTGGAAAACACAAGTAGAACAAGCATTGCAACTTATCAAGAACGTTGATAGCAACAAGTATAAAGTTGTTATAGAGTATTGTGATCATATATCATACGCATTAATACCATATTCGACTACAGAAGCAGGACACGTCATATTGTTATCAACCGCAGAAATGCGTCGAGGTAATGTGTATGATATTGCTACGGCAATAGTGCATGAGTCATTGCATTTGTATTTTCAAAAGCATCCTATAGGATTAGATCCAAATGATGAAGAAGCATTATGTTATGCTTATGAAATAGAATTTCTCAAACAAATACCAGGAGTTGATCCATGGCTCATTGAGCATGCAATGAAATATTATCTATACTTTTCTGAAAAATAGGTTGGACGTTTGAAATATTCTTCTTATATTATATAAAAATAAAGAGATGGAATTAAATAAGATTAGCGAAGGTTTATTTGAATTAGTAGATTCAGCGACTGGCACAGTTATTACAAGAGGTTCATGGGATCATTGTTTTGATTGGATGGCTGAATTAGATCGAGAAAATGAAAATGCATCATATGCTGCATTTTTATCAGTATCAGGCATATGATATATGCTTGGGTGGTGGAATAGGTAGACACGCCGGACTTAAAATCCTGTGGGCATTTGCCCGTGCGGGTTCGATTCCCGCCCCAAGTACACCCTGTCAAGGTAGTGACACGTTTCGGTTCATCACCGAATAGTATGTCCAATATGATGAGAAGTAGGCTGATTACCTACATGGGACTTCTGATAGGGAAACGCTCTATCCGGTTTGACTAACCGCGGGGAATATCAAAGGGATGCAAAGAACAACGTGCTCTCGTAGTCATTATGGTCTTTTAGCTCAGTAGGTTAGAGCAACTGACTCATAATCAGTAGGTGCTAGGTTCGAGCCCTAGAAGGACCACAAAAAAACGCTAATGCTCTGATTAGGCATTGAAGAGGATACTAGTCACTCCAGGCAGGTTAAGCGTGTCCTGCAACATTGAAGAAGACTGGCTCATATGATAACTTAACATTGTCAGAGGGAGTACGGATGGTTAAGCATCGTGGTACCGGGTGAACTGCTGGTAGAGTTGAGTTCAAAATACAAGAAGGCAGGTGGGAGCTTGTATTATTTATGATATTGATATTTATGAATACCCCACCGTTACTTGTTAACGGAACCCCATAGCAATACTGTTGCTACGGAATAACCGCCCTGCGTTGAGATAAACGTAGGCCTAAGAACCATCGGGCATACCGTAAGATCTGCTCACTCCGATGGTCGCTTTTGTTATTGGGAAGTGGAACTTGATTTTTTGGTGCAAGACGTTGCCTCACTGAACAACCCTATAACCAATTAACGCACCCAGGTAAGCCTGTCTGATCAACAGAAACTGCCTGGGTTTTTTACTGTACATTATTTATATAAAAGGTTTGTTAT